AAGGGTATTTATGATCGGAATCTTCCATATAAAATGATTATTTCAGGTTCAGGGAGTCTTGAACTAAAAGAAAAAATTCATGAATCCTTAGCTGGAAGAAAACGAATATTTGAAATGCGAGAGGATGGCTCTTACGCCAGGAATGAATTTCGAGAACGGAAAGAAGAGGTTGAAAATGAGATCGCGGCTGCCAAAATATCTTTAAGTGAAGCCAGAATCGAACAGTTTAATATAGAAGCGGCGTTAAGCTACGCCAACCAGTTTATACGCAACCTGGGCAGACAATGGTTTGATCTCACGCAATCCCATAATAGGTTCCAAAAATTGGTCTTGCCGGAGGGAATTAGCTACGACAGAAAAAATGGTTTTGGAACCGCCAAATTGGGGCTTATATTTGAGATGAATCGGCAATGCGCCGACAAAAAATCTCTAATAGTGGACTGTGCCGGACTCGAACCGGCCACCTCCGCTGTGCAAAAGCGGCGCTCTACCAGATGAGCTAACAGCCCACATTATGAGAGTGAGCTATGTCGGGCTTAGCTCACTATTTCAAGATTTGTGGGCGATCGAGGATTCGAACCTCGGACCTTGTCATTATCAGCTTACCCCGCACCAAAAATTTTGTGGGCGACGGAAGATTCGAACTTCCGACCTCGTCATTATCAGTGACGCGCTCTAACCAACTGAGCTAGTCGCCCGAAGAATAAGGGTGGGTCGTGCAGGGATCGAACCTGCGACCATCAGCTTAAAAGGCTGCTGCTCTACCAACTGAGCTAACGACCCAAAATTTTAGGCAACTAAAAAATTATACAACTAAATAGATATTAGTCAATAGCAGGTTAATAATAACAAATATCAGCCCTTGACTCAAGTTTTTACCCAATATATAATATAATCAACAATTGAATTGCTGTCAACCTTTATATTAGACATAATATCAAAATTTTTAGTAATCGAGAGATTAGCATCACTAATTTGTTTTTCTATTTCATCTTCATCAGCATAATAAATAATATCATTTTCAGGATCTAAGTCTTCTAAAAACTTAAAACCATCTTGAGTTAAAAATCTATGATTAGCAGTAGCTTCAATTTTAGCACCATTTTCTAATTCTATTTCATAAACTTCTCTTTCTCCATTATAATGTAAATATTCTGCTTGAATAACTTCCATTTCTCCAGTTTGTCTATTAACAGAAAGTACACAAGGAACTATATTATCATCATGCCATTGCTCTATTGTTCTAGTTTCACCTCTAATTGGGTCATAAATTTTAGTATCAAAAGCAAGACAGTTATGAACAATAATTTGGTCTGCCATAAAGTTATGATTTTTCTCTACTGTTAAATCATAGACTCTATCTTCACCAGCTTCTTCTAGAGAAATAACCTTCTCAAATTTAGACTTAAATACTCTAGACTGTTTATGTACTTCTATATGACATTTCCTACATAGAGTAATTCCATTATTTACATCCAAAGCTAAATCAGGTCTTTCTTTAACTGAGATACCATGATGAGTACATAAATTTTCTTTAGATCCACAAATCTGACAAGTTCTTTTATCTCTTTTTAAAACTGCTCTTCTCCAAGCTAAATACTCTTTAGAAGTAACTCCTAATTCTTTAGATCTACTTTCAACCCCCATCAAAAATCTTTTAGTCTTTAAAGATTTATTATTTAATGCTAATCCTTGTCTAAATAAACTTAGACAGTTACTAGAACAAAAATGTTTATCTCCCATTTTCCTAACAATTCGATCTTTTCTTATTTCAAATAGATTTCCACAAAGATCACAAGTACAATCCATTAAATCTTTCTTACCATAAATATAATTACAGCCATTCTCTCCTTTATAATTTTCTGTCCAAAACTTACCTTTACATTCCATAGAGCAGAAGTTATTCTTATCTTTTTCTATTTTAAAAGGTTTCTTATAAATAAGTTTTTCACAATAATCACATCTTGTATTTGTATACTCCGAAGGATTTTCAGCATAATATTGTCTTCTACAAACTATTGAGCAAAATCTTGATTTTTCTTCAAGTCTTGGCTTTCTATGATAGGAGTTTCCACAATATTCACAAGATTTATTGTCTTCTGATCTTAATACATTTGTTTTAGTTTTATATTTTCCCGAACATTGAGGAGAACAAAATTTCTTTCTTCCTAATTTAGATTTTTTAACTCTTACTTCTTCACCACATTCAATACAATCAATAAAATAGCCATTATCTCTTTCTTTATAATCTAATTCTATTTCTTGACCATAAAAATTCCCAATCTCTGTATGGTTGTCTACTGCTAAAATTTCATCTTGATTTATTTGAAGATTTCCTGCCTCTATCCAACCTCTTTTTGTGTAGACTCTATGATCATTTGTGACTTCTAATCGTTTTCCAGATTCAAGAGTTATTTTAACAATAGGCTGATAACCATTAAAGAAAAAATCTGTCACTAAACCATATTCTAATTCTTCTGTTTCTTCATTATAAGAAACAGTATAAAATGGTTCTCCCCGATTAATTGCTTCTTCTATTGTTTGATAAGAACGTGTTAAAGTATTGAAAATTAAGGACTTACAAGCGCAACAATTCTGATTCTTAATACCTTGAGTATAACCGACGACAGCATCACCAAGTTCTAAAGTACCTTGTCTATTAAAAGCAGCAGCGTCTGCACCAGCTTTTAATAGATCTATAGCTTGATCCATTCCAAAACCAGCTGATAATAAGTTCTTTAATCCTTGAGAGACTTCATGTATTTTTAATAAACCGGATTTAGTAAAATCTTCTGCAAAACCTTTTGCTTTAAAAAAGCTTTCTCCTGTCTTATCTGTTACTGCTCTTAAACCTATCCAAGCATTTTCTAGTTTAGTTGAAGCTTCAATAGATTGTAATAGAACTCCTCTAATAGCTTGAGTTGCAAACATAAATAATAAAATTTGATTACGCAACATACCTAAGCTATGTCTCCAACCTTCTGTAGATCCTCTCATTCTATTTGAATCAATATAATAACTACTAGTATGCTTTTTTAGATCTTTCATTGCTCTTGAAACATGGTTATGAGAAGTAGCAACATCTCTATTACTAGTTGCAACATGTTTATTAGATCTAGCTACCTTTTCATTAGTAGTTGCTAATGAAGCCATTTGCGTTCTAAGTCGATTAATCTCTTTTTCTTGAGATCTAAATGCAGCTTTAAGCACTTCTACTGATATTTTTAAATTAGTATTCCTTGTTCTTAAACCAGCTACTGCTCTTGACAATCTATTTTTAGCTTCTTGAAGATTACTAATATATTTAGATACTTCTGCAACTTTAGTTTTTAATTTATCTAAAGATTCAGCAGTCTGTTTCATCCCTGCAGAAACTTCTGATTTCCAAGATACAATAATATCCATTTTCTTTTGAATTGTACTTCCCATTAGAAAGGTACTCCTTCAAATCTTGCATATAGTCTTGAACGTTTTGCTCTTGCTGCATGTCTATGTGGATCTGTTTGTAGTAAGTTTTCTAACATTTCTGCTAATACCTGATATAAAGTTCCTTGAGTATGTGGAGACAAATATAATAAAGGTCTTGAAGGTATATTCATTATTGAACTACCCATTTGATGTACCCACATCTTTAATGTTTCCAATGAGTTTTCACTAATTCCTACTTCTATAGTTTTACCACTATTAAATACTGTTATAGCTTCAAACATTTCTCCAGAAGCATTTAAGATAGGTTGAGAAGTAATAGCTCCCTGAGGCCATTGTCCTTTTCTTATTCTTGATTTAATAGTTTTTTCCTTTAAAGGTTCCCAAGTTCCATCACCAGCAGATTGTAAGTTTTCATACAATCCTTGCATTACTATATCCCCTAATTCATTCAATAAATTTATAGGAGATTCTACTCTTCTTTTAACCATTAAAAATCCAGCATGGAGATTATCTATAGCTTTTGTAGAGCTAATTCCCATTTTACCAATAACAAAATTTATAGAATTTTGTTTTATACCTGCACCTTTGCCATAATATTCTTCAAACATTTTATTTCTTCTTTGTAGAACCTGATATATCTCTCATTTTCTTTGAATGAAATAAATTTCTTCCACCTCTTATAGCATCAAAGGCTTCTATAACAATAGCTGGTTGATCTACTTGACTTGTATTAAAAGGTAAAACATGATATTCACCTGCTCTTGCTTCCATTTCAAATAATTCTGTTAAACCTTCAGCTATATTTTTTATTGCTTCTGGACAAACTTCCATTTGAATATTAGGTTTTTGATCATCTTGAATCTGTCCATAATATTTTAAACCTATTTCAAATATTGGTAATTCTGGTTCTTTTAATGCTAATTCATCTAATCTTTCTAAAAAATTGTCTGCTGTCATCAAAACAGATTTTTCTTCTATTAACTCTTTAATACCTTCTTCATTCTCTTTAACTACAAAATCTGGAAGTTCATATTCCTCATTTTCTAAAAAGCAAAATCTACCATCAATATAATTGAATTTCTTACATTCATCACAATTATAAGCTTTTCTTCTGGTAAATTCATCAGCTTTCCAAGAAAGATAATATGTAATATATTCTAATTTCCTATATTCAGCTAAAGACAATAAAGAATCTTTTGTTAATTCTTCACTAACAGAATTAAAAACTTCTATTGAAATTGAATCTAAAAAATCTTTAATAATCTTTTTATCTTCAGTTGTCTTATATTTTATACCATATAACTGAAAATTTTCAATAGAATTAATACAATTTAACAAAATCTTAGAAGTAATTCCTATTGCACGAATCTTTAATAATTCTAAATAGGTAAAGAATCTATAATTTACTATAGTTGTTATGAGTTCCTGAGGGATACTTTCTTCTGTCCAGTATCCCTCCAAACTCAATCCTTTAAAGATTTTATTCCGCATTTTTCCTTGAAGAGATATGTCTTCCTGCTTCTAATTTTACCGGATCAGAAGCAGAGTCAAAAATCTCAGTTAAGTGTGCTGGAGACAACGAACTAGCAATAGTAGCTAAGATTTCAGGTTCAGAACTAGATTCTACAACACCTGCAGGAGCAAATTGTTTAAAATAATCACTATCATCTTGAAGTTGAAATTTTTCAACTTTTTTAACAATAGATAAAAATTCCTCAATATCTGCTTTATCTAATTTCTTAACACTAAATTCTTTATATCCCCCACGTACATCTCTTGAAGCCTGTCCATATCTTGATACAGTTAAATTAGCATCATGTCCAGTTTTAGGCATAATATGAAAGATGGTTTGAGATTTAGGGTCACTACCTCGATCATCCTCAACTACATAGGGAATTGTCTCCCTTTTAACACCTTTAATCATTACTTACTCCTTTGTTCTTAATTGAACTTTTGTTTATGCAACCCCTCGATCAAGAGAAGCCGCTGTATAACCAATTTTAATTAAAATCGCTTCATCACTAGTACCTTCTACTGCTGCAAAATTAATATTTGTTAGCAGTTCACCTTCAGCATCAGCCATTTCAGTATCAGTACTGACAATATTCATATGCATTGAAAGTGAATTTTCGGTAGCACCTGATGCATCACCCCAATATGCAGTTACTACTTGTTGAGTACCATTTTTGAAGGCAGTAATTTGAGCATTCTCACCTTCATAAGTATCTCCCCAAGGAATACCTAAAGATCCTTCAGCAGTTAATCTTCCCAATACATATTTTTGAATAGTGCCATTGTTGTAGAATTGTGCAACGGCATTATTATTAAATGTAATAGAGAAGCTTGGAGTACTAACAAAATAATTATCCATCATTAATCTCATATTCTGAAATTTCAATGGAGCCTTATCTGAAAAAGTTAATGCAGACCAAGAAACTGAACCTAAATCATCATTAGCATTAGCCCAATCAGCACCTACTAATTCTGCAGTTAGCTGAATCAATCCACCTGTTTCTCCAGACAAAGTTAATGAACGACAAATACATCCAGGCATATACTGGGAGACAGTATCGGCATTTCCAGCAGTGCCACCAAGAATACGAGTAACAGCTGCATAAATTTCACAATCTGCATCAGTATAAGGAATACCTGTCATTGTTAAGACAGTACTACCTGCTTCACTACATCCACTTTGGAGTAATAACCAAGTAAATAATGACACATTATATGCATTGGCTAACATACTAATTGTCACTGAACTTGGTTCAGCAATAGTAGTATTATATTCAAGATTATGTCTTTGCGCTAAACCAGTAGCCATTTCTGTATTGTTTAGAGCAGAAGACGGTTTTAAATGTGGATGAGCTGTTAGAGGCATTAGGAATTTGCCTCCTGCAGCTCCAGTTCCTTCAATACCTATAGCAGTCGCAGCAAATGTAGGCTTAGCTGTCAATGAAGCTGTTTGCTCTACACCATATCTGTCCTGCCAGGTTGTTCTTGTAGCCATATTTATTCTCCTTTCATTGAATAAATTTTAATTACTAATTTAATTTATTAATCATTCATCGGCTCATCTTCACCAGTTATCCAAATTCCTACAAAGCCATCTAATATTACACCATTTACTAAGATTGTTCCTTTAAAACCATTTGTAATTTCTGCATAATAAACTCCTTTAGCTAATACTTGAGAATAACTGATTGGATACCCAGTTATACCAGTTTGATAATAAGGAGCTCCAGCTTGCCATAAATAAGCTTGGACAGTTTGACCTGTTTGATGTATTCCTAATTCATTTATTAAAGTAATTGTATGTGTCATTCAAACAAACCAACTTTTTTAACAGTAAAAACTAAGTCATCAAATACTGCTGTAACACTAGAACTTGAAGAGCTAATTATTAATGATAAAGTATCTCCAACAGCTACTGCTCCCTTAATTGAAGAACTTCCAAAATGGTAAGGAAGATTATTAGTTAAAATTTTATTTTCTGATTGATAAAAACTATTACTATTGTGTAAAGCAATTACATAAAAGGTTACACTATCTGTAGTAGAAGGATTTAATATACCAGAATAACTAACTTCATAAGCTCCAGCTCCTCCTGCCTTAATAATAAAATAATTTAAAGTAGAAACAGTATCTACTAAAGAAGTAGGAGTTACCGTTACCTGATCAAATCCAATTGTATAAAAGGAAGGAATAGCATTCGTAACAGAAACAGTTAGTGCATCTTCTGACATACTGTAATATTGAGCCCATGCAGTTACATCATTAACTATTGAACCATCTGTATCTGAAGTTGGAGCAGAAGTATTCTTTCTAAAGATACCATTATCATCAAACCAAAGAATTTTATTCCCCATTACAAACCAATTATCATCCCAATCATTATCAGGTAAAGCAAGATAATCACCCCAAATACCTAATCCTTTTTTAGAATAAGTCTGTAAGGCATAAAGATATGGTGCGTCATCAATGTCTATATTATAAGAACCAATTCGTAATCTACCTGCATAATCGGGGCCATAACCATCAGCTTTGAGATATGGATATCCATAACGTAATGAACGAAATTCAAACCCGCTGGAAGATATTGTACTCTGGATTGAATCTGGATATTCTAATGGACGAACATTCCCTTTATACATAGAGATTAAAGGAGGCTCATAATATCCACTTAAATGTTGTAATTTTAATACTCCAGTTGTATCTGCAGCTCCAGACATAAGTATACCATCTTGTCCAAAATAAGAAATAGGTTCAACATAAGAAGGAATATTAGGACCATAAATTACATGAGTATATTGAGCAGAAAGCGAATAAGTATATGGAGCAATAAAAATATTAGCCAAACTATAATTTTTAACATAAATCGAAAAATATTGAGGGCCAGCCGGACTAACTTCTGTTCGCGTATTAATAAAGGTGTTATGAGCGGAATTATCAAAATAAAATTTATATTCTTCACAACTGCCTTCAACACAATTACGTAAAAAAACATTATTATCTGCACCATCAAGCCAAATATTAGCACTACCTGAAACAATATTAGGGCCCCCAACTCCCATTTTTAACATCCCACCATAAAAAGTATTCTCATTAGGCCAACCATTTAGCCCGTGGTTTACAAGCATAGAAATTTTATTTCCATAACAATTTCCCAAATGAAAATCATTATAGGCAAGTCCACCTCCATCTCCACCTGTCGTAAAATGGTACCCATATCTGAACCCTTCAACATCATTTAAGAATATTCTTGATTTCCAGACATTCATTATTTTTACGCCTGTATTATTAACAGTCCAAGTTGAGGTTAAAGCTGTTGCTATAACTCTAGGCAATGAAGTATTAATTAATTGAATATAGTCTGACCAATCAACCATTGGTTCAACAGGTTTTATAATTAAAACAGCTCCGATAAAAGTAGTATCTATATGAAAGGTCGCTCGTGCCATATCTGCTTCGCAAGTTAATGCAATTGAATCAGTGATAAAATAATCACCAATAGCGTAAACCATCCCTTCTGCAGCAGTAGCATCTGCAATTGCTGCTCTTATTGCTTCTGTATCATCCGTTACACCATCAGCAACAGCACCATAAGCCATTACATTATAGATTCTATTTTGATAAAGATTCTTAGCTTCTCTAGAGATATCTTTACTATCCATAATAAAAGTAGAATCAATCTTTAATCTATCAAATCTTCTATAAGTAACTTGAGCATCTAATAAAGAAACAAAAAGAGATAATGTTATTAAAAACCTTTTCATGCATATTCCTTTCCAACTACTCTTGGAGGATCATAAACTATTGTTTTAGCAAAAACTCCATCAACATAAATATCAGCTAGGCCATCAGGATCAAAATTATCTTCAACTGAAGTACTTTCATAAACAGCCATATCTCCTAATACATAGATAGTAGCATTAATTGTAATTCTTGTAGTTAAATAAACTCCTCCATGTGGACAAGCTTCAACAGTTTTATCTGGCAATGTTACTACTGTTATTCTTTTAGCCATTTAAGCTCCAAACACTGCATGCCATAAATCTATCAATACTGGAGCACCATCAAAAATACCTAATAAGGCTCCAATACCAATAAATTCTGATAAATAAGATAAATACATCATACTAAATTTTACTGGTAATTCTGCTCCATCTGAAACTAAATTAAAAACTACATCAGAAGAAACTTCATTATTATTATCACTAACATTGGCACTTTTAGCTACAACAGTTAATTCTATACATTCATCATTATAATTCAATGGAACTTTATTACCCCAATATAGATAAATTTTATGTGTAGAATTTAATAAATAAGACCTAACAGCAGCTGCACTGCCAAAATTACTATCACTCCAAGAAATAGTAGCTGATAATTCTCCAACTACTCTACCTAATAAGATCTTTTGAGTATTCTCTTGTTCATTAAATCTAAATTCAGGATTATTAGAAATATGCAATTTGAATTGACTTATATCTAATAAATTATTATCTAATTCAAAATTCAAATTTTGAAATTTTAATGGAGGGACTGTAACATTAAAATTAATAGGTAAAGCTTTATAAGTAGAATTTCTTTCAGTATTAGCATCAGAATAAACCATAGCTACAAATTGATTAGCATAAGTAGTTAAAGCCGCTGTACTAAAATTTAAGTTTCCAGTATCATTTGAAATTTGAACTTGATTTTCACTAAGATCATCTGGGTCTGTAAAGTCAGTATCATAATTTACAACTTGAACATCACTATCTAATTGTACCCAATTATTAAATCCATCTTCTGCATAAATTTGTATTGTATCTTCAGGAATACTTCCGTTCCCTCTTAAATACTTTAATCTTGGATCATTTGAAATAACACCAATAACATTTGCTCTATTATATCTTGTAGAAGAAAAATCTACATCTAATTGAATTAATGAACCAGTTTGTCCAGAAATATTAATAGAAGTAGCTATTCCCCCCCAAATCTCATTTGATTCTTTATCTAAATAAATTAATCCTCCAAATAAAGATTGTAATATAGCTAAATAATAACTTATCTCTGGAGTAGAATAAGACTCTACTTCTGCATAAAGTTTTTTAAACTCTATACCTTCAACTGTTTCTGTACCTATTTCACTAACAGCAATATTTTGAAATAAACTTTTTAAAAATAATCTTAAATTATGTGGAGTTAAAGCCATAGATAATGAAAGTGTTATAGGGTTTTTAACACCTAAAATTAATTCATTCTTATCAAAATAAGGATTACCATAGCTTTTAGGATTAGAAATTTTAAAAGAAGGAGTAGAAATCTTTGGAGATTGAGTAGGATTTAAAGAAAGCATTGTGATAGGGCCTGCATCAGGTCCACCAAGACCTACTGCACCAGTAGCAAAGTCTATTCTTGAATCAATAGTAGAAACTTCTTGAATAAAAAATTGTGTTTGCCAAGTGGCCCTTGTTGACATTAATCCTCCGCAGAGGTTAACTTCTCTTCTAAATTAAAACCAGTTTCAGAATACTTTTTAGTCTTCTTTATTGGTACTGTTGGTTCTACTGTTTTAGGAATCTCAACTACTTTTATATTCTTTATTTGAGACACTACATAATCAGGTACTTGAACATCATCACCTTTAGCTAATTTTCTAAAAATAATTGGATTTTCTTGAAAGAATTGAAGAGAAATTCTTGGCTGGATTCTGCCAATTCTGCGAATTGTAGCCATTTTGACCTCCATACTTTATATCTCAAAAGTATAATGCAGTTATATGACATCTATTATATTTCAAATAGATAATGGAAAAATATAGTTAATTAGAAAAATATAGTCAAGGAAAAATTACTTTCTTGAACATAAATACCTCTTTAATTATACATTTTTGAAACAATTAGTATTTATTCCGAATAAGCTATGCATAAAGTTATCTACACCAATGTTAGCCTCCATTATAAAATACCTCCTATTAAAAATTCAGGATTAATACTCTGTTGTTTTAATTCAGGTTTTTTAAAATGAGTTCCCCTATCTAAAATATTATCTCTTGCTATCCAATATTTTTTATATTCTTTTTTAGTTACTTCAATCCAATCATTTTTCATCTCAGAGTCAGTTTGTAAATAATATCCATTTTTGTGTTTAAAATATCTCATCTTCCCCATTTTGACTTCTCTCCTTTAAAACATAAATCCTATCTTATGAAAAATTAAATTCAAAACCGCCATCAATATAGTCATAACTATCACCATCGTCAACATAGAATATTGTAATCTGTGCTGCCAGAATATCCATACCTGTCTAAGCAGATAACTATTCATTGCAATCATTAAAGCAAGCCATAACATCATTAACTTCAGCCACTTAAAACAATGCCAGCCGTCCCAAAACGCTGAGGGGATATACCACTTCTGTAATTCGGGATTACTATTAAGTTCAGCCCACTCGCAAGTCGCCCAAATCGAGTTATTGTAATTGAAGTTGATGGCATCGGCAAAGCCATCAAATAATGACGACAATGACCATAACACTAAAATGAGAAGTAATAATCTATTCATAACCTACCGCGTACCTTTGTAGTCTCAACGCATTCCACAAACTTGGGCAATATTGTCAGATTGTTTAGCCTTGTCACAAACTGTTCAAATGTATAGTATTTCCATGTAGGATAACTTATTTTACCCGCCTCATAAAATAATTTCACGTCTGTTGTATCACTATCAAGTATCCTTGTTTCAATAACAGCATAATTCCCATCACAAGATTGCCGGGATGCCTTAAAGTCATCTTGTTTTACACCGAGCTTTTCATCTTTCTTTAATTCTTTATAAACAGCTTCATTACAGATAAAGTAAAACTTAAAACCTGCTGGCGTTATTTTTTTGGGTTTCTTGTAATGTATCTTTTTATACAGTGCGGCATAAGCTGGTTTGTACAAGGCATCCTCAGACTTTTGATTATAGTCTATCTTATCCACAATCATTTCTTTAGTCGTATCAATTTCAACTGTAATTTTATTAGTCTGCGCAAAGGCAAAGCTAATAAACATCAACATAGTAAACAGCAGTACTTTCATAATTCCTCACCACATATTTATTGTAAAAACTTGACAAATTATTTGGGAAATACAAAGCTCTCATTCCTAATCTATAAGAATAATAAATCGAACTATATCTACCTTCATAAACATTGCCATTATTTTCTAAAACCGTTTCATTAATATCAGTTGTTTCGGTCATTGTTTGTTCAGTTGTATTAAAAAATACTCTAACATTTGAAGCGTCATGATCCGCAATTACTGAAATAAATTTCCACTGATTATCAAATAATGTTGTTGTAGTCACATAGTTCATAGTCACAACGCCGCCATCAATGCCATAAATAGCTAATTTATCTGCGGCAGTTGTATAGATTTCAAATTGATTATTAGCGTCTACATATTTTGAATAAATGATTTTTGATGTAACATCTGTTGATTTGAACCAACCCTGCCAAATAAAATTCTGAGTAAGCAAATCATTTACATCACCATAGCTGATATAATCATTAACTCCATCAAAGTATACCGCATAAGGATTAGCTGGTTGATTGTCTTCCATAGTCCCATAGAGCGTACCATCCTGATTATTTTCTGAATAATCATTCATAGTCGTTCCAGCCCAATCAGCATTAGTTACTTCGTTAATATCAAGTGAATTAACTTGATAAACGTCTGTCAAAACAGAACCGTAAATCTTAACAATTAAGCTTTGAGTTGTCGGTAAGAAATAGTAAACATACTCAGTCGAAGTTGATGGATTGAAAGTCATTGTTTTTGTATTTGCACCACTCAGTTCTATTGTTAAGTTACCAGTACCACTTACTCTATGTCCATGCAAATCTAACTCATGCAAAAAACCTTGACGTACATAAAATGTTTGGCTTAAATAATTTGCACTGCTGCTTGAATTAGTGAAACGCTGATCAAATGTAACCAAACTTTCTCGTTGCGGCGTTATTGCCCCGCCGGTAAAAGTACGCCATTTGTAACCAGCGGCGTATAATTCTTTTACTTCCTGTGCGGATAAGGCTTTGTTGTAATATGCCGCCTGATAAAAAGTACCGGAATAATACCAATATGTCAATAAAGCACCAACAAAAAAATTATAATTGTTCTGATAAATCTTTCCTGGCGCATCAGACAGAACATTTGTTTCTCGAAACACACCATCCGTGTACCAAGACCATGACTTTGTTGCATTATTAAAAGTACAAAACAAATGATGCGGTTGATTATTGAGTAGTAAAGTAGAACCGTTTGTTAAATAACAATGTTGTCTATTACCCGTAGAACCATATATTTCCCCGCGGATAATATTTTCATTTGTTTTTAATATCCCCCAGCCGGCGTGACCGCCGCCAGCTGCTAACCCTACCCAATATTCGTAATTTGCAGATGTCCCGTTTTTTAGCCATAATTCAATTGAAAAGTTCCCTCGATATGGATTGAAAACGTCTGAATACGCTATTGGGATATACAAATAATCATTCACACCATCAAACTGCAAACCAGTTCCACCTGAGTAAATAGGTGAAGTTCCTGAAAAAGCAGTCGTAAAATCGAAGCCAGTAGATTTCATTAAATGCCTGCCGGTGTAGGCATTTAAGTATGAATAGTTAGATACCTTTTTTACCTTTCGTTCTGAGGTCAAGGTTAATGCTGACATAGCATAGAAGTAATCACCAATAATTAATCCTGTGCCAAAGAAGTTAGTTGTCGTTGCCGTTATTTTGTAGTAACTACCAATATCCAATGTACCACTACTTAATTCCTGACCTAACCATGCGCCGCCCTTTGCCCAATCTTGCAGCGGCGTATTGACTGCGCCATGCACAAGCTCAGCATTGCTATTGGTTAATGTATGCCCGCGTCCGCTTCTGTCAGTTAGCCATAACGCCGGATCATCAAAACGCCAATCGGCCATAAGACCGGATGATGGCGGAACGCCGTCGCAAACTTGCTGTATTTCCGTTGTAGATAATACTTTATTATAAATTTGAACAGATTTCAGATAAATACCTGAAGCATAGTTATTACCCCTAAATAATCTTACTACACTTGTAGAAGTCGTCGGTGTTATTGTATAGCTCAATGAATTAATCAAAATTCCATTGCAGTAATAATATATTTTAGAATCGCCTGTGTTGCGAATAAAAATATGCTCTGCAAATCGAATACGAGTATAAATGGGAATAACAAAGCTTTTATATTCATAACTTCCACCATTACCATGATAAAAGGCGACTCCACCGCTACCAGTAAGTTCTATCCGATATTCTCCTAATATATTTTTATTTATGACGTTATGTTCTTTAGGCGAAACCATAGAGGAGAAATATCCTTTAAAACAAATACTCAAATCCCCCGTAATCTGCAAATCAGCATGATTAGCCGTTTGCAAATAAGCTGCTTTTGTAATATTATCTCCATAAGCAGCATAATCATTGCCGATTACCTGATTATATTTATCAGCATAAACACCGTCAAACACCCACTTGGCGATTAATCCCTCATACATCAATTCTAAATAGGCTTCGTCAAAATTAGTATAGCCTGCCGTTGCTGTGGGTGAATAGAAGTACACTTGCATGGATACGCAAGTAGCAGGCGCATAAAATTTGTCTATCACCTGCGTCCACGTTGCCGCCGTTACGCCAGTATTCTCAGCAGTTACAATCCATGCCGAATTAGTTACATCATAAACAGCATATTGCCCTTGGTTCGTACCATCGCCTCTACACCAAAAAGACAACTGGTATAATTTACCAGCAATCACCCCTTTAGTCTGGTAAATTGAGCTTTGTCCGCTGGATTCAGTTAATTTTGCGGAATAAGTTCCTGAGTATTTATTCGTTCCATCTATATCGAGTAGTCCTGCCTTCGTCCAGTTAGTCAGCGTATTAGCGTCTGTCCACGTTTCCATCAACCCATCTGTAAAAAGCGTATAGGCATTATCAAAATCAATGTTTGGATTGCCGGAAAAGGCATTAGCCAAAAACCTGTCCGGCGCAGTGAAGTCATCAAAATTACTATTCAGATTATAATCTTCTGATAATGTCAAATCAGGATAGGCCACATTGCCGGCGGTTGATAATATCTGAGCGCCTGGATCTATCAACCATTCAAGATCATCAAGAGTGAATACACCCTCATCCTCTTCTTTTTGACTTACATAAGCTCTATAATGATTATAAATTTTATAATCATTCCATTGAGCAAAACAGATAGAAGATAAAATTAATATCCAAATAAACCATTTCATATTTTACTTTCTTTTAGCATGATGAATATAGATAGAAGTAGAATTTTGTTGAATAGAAGCTTCTTGAATCATAATATCAAAATTATTAGTCATTCTTTGATAAAACCAAGATTCTTCAGTAATTGCACAATGAACTGTATCAGATCCTGTAAATGAAGCAATCAAAATTTGATCTTTACCTGAATAATTTGAGAAGCCTTTACCTCGATATGGTCTAATATAGACATTTAAAAGATTAGAAGCATCACCTTCATCTCTTTGATTGTCAATATAAATATAAAAATCCCCACTTCCACCAGTAAGAATCTCTTTAGAATAAAAAGTATTAGCTACTCCAGAAGTAGATTGAAGATAATAAAACCCTGCATTATGCGTTAAAACATAAGAAGGATAACTATCTCCAAAAAGACTCAGAGTATTTAATACTACTACATCTTGTGTAAATAACAAAGAGACAAATAGAATTAAAAACAATAAAAACTTTTTCATCTTATAACTCCTTTAAGCTACTCTATTTAAAACACCTTCTATCATAAGTCCTCCAAGACTTATAATAGAATGATAAACTGCTCCTAAATTAGGATGAATATTTCTTAAATAATCCACTGTTAAAACTTGAGAATTTATCAAATAACCTCCAAGATCATCAGAGATCTCAAGAACTTTTCTTATATTTTGAGTAATATCTAAATTACTATACAAAGAATAATCTTTATCTAATAATTTAGTAAAAACAGAAATTTCACAAATAGTATTTAAAGAATCCATCCCAGTAAAATTTCTCATTCTATCAGAATTTAAAGGTCCTGCAATTAATACTGCTGGAAATATTAATTGAGGAGATAGTGTTTGCATACTTAAAGACTTAATTGTATTTAATGGGTAATTAAGATGATCCTTCTTATTAATAAACAAATTTTTAAGCTGAGTAATAATATCATTACCTTTTGATTCAACTATTGAGATTGGTATTTCTATATCATCAGGTTTATAATCAAAACAAAAACCATTTAAAGAGATAGAAACTGATTGTATTACTGAATCACCTACCATAATTGGACTATCAAAATCTTCTACTTTTATATATAAATCATATAAGCGATCATTTATAGTAAAATTATCTGTTAAAACATCCCTTATATTCGAAGTCATTCTTCTTAAATTTTCTCTAGCAGTTAACATATTCATTGATTTAAAATATAGATCTAATCGAACTTCTCTCATTATTCTATATTTACTATTAGAATATTGATAACTAAAAGTTTCTCTAATAGGACTAATAGATATTGCAGGAAATACAGGAGATGGAGGTAACACTCCTTTTTTAAAAGTTTTAATAGAATCTATTTGCTCATTGTTATCTATTAGTATTTGAGCAATATTTATAATTAAATCTTTCATTATACATCTAATGTATTTTCGGTTAAATAGCTACTATCATCTTCACCTAATGTATCTATTTTATAATCGATAGAAACTGTTTCAACAATACTTTCTGCTTCAGCTACTAATGACATACTATCATTTGGATCTGCTAATCTTTCTAATAATTTATAAGCTTTATCCCATAACCATTCAGCATATTTATTAGAATTAGGGACAGCTTCACTATATTTTTCAGAGAGTATTAAGGATGCTGCCAGCATACTACTTATACTATTAACAGTAGCATAACAATTTATTACAGAAAAATAAAACTTATCAGCAGTTGTATAACTTGCAGCTTCAAATGAATTACTACCAATCTTTACCTCACCATTAGTAGAAGTAAGATCAGTTCCAATAGTACCACTTCCTTGAGATCCTTCTAAGGAAGAAGTCAAAGAGTAAGTAGTGCCTGAAGTAAAAGTTACAGTCCAATAAGCAGTAGATCCCGAAGTAATTAACAGCTCAATGCCTAATAATCCATCATTATTATTGTTATTTATATCATTTCTTGGAGGAGTAGACCAAGTGTCTACAACTAATCCAGTAGGAGCATTATACGCAGCTTTAAGCATTGAAGTAATTATCCCATCAGCCTTAATGATGTAAGATTCTACTTCAGCATTTCTAATAATAATAGGAGAACTAAAACTCTGATCATCATTAATATCAAAGTTCAATTTTTCTGTTTTAATCAACGAAGCCAGCGACACTACTTCAAGTGTAGTAGTAAACATCGCTGGCTTCGTATCTTTGAGTGTGATAGCCATTTTACAGATTTGGTTCCGGTTTCGTATTTGCCTTTAATAGTTTATGTCCTACACCTGTTCCTGCTAATAAATATCCAACCCATTGCAGGAATTGATATAAGAAAGTTTCAGTTGTAAACCAATCTTGTTCTAGCATTAGAAGAATCAGCATACCAAAAAAGGTTTTGTTGCCATTCAACCAATTCCAGACTTTCTTCAAAGTTTCCATTATCTACCTCTCTTTGTTATTTTTTTAACTGGTTTTTGAGGAATTACTTGTTTAACTTCTACTAGAGATCCAAGTCCTTCTGGTTTAATTTCTATAGGAATAACAGTTTGAGGTTTTAATAAATGAAGAAGTTGATTTCGTTCTTCAGGAAGTAAACGAGAAGAAAATTCTTGAATGAATTTTATTGGATCTTCAAAAAGAGGCCCCAGAAAACTCTCTTTAATTAAGAGAGCATTCATACTTGAGGTACCTTTTAAAAATTTAGTTACGTTTAAATCTAGCAGCTTTGAGTTACTCTCTAGTACAGCTATTAAGTTTACCATATTTCCTCCTCTAACAATAAAATGGAGGGGTTTATCCCCTCCACATTAACGTTAAATAGTATCTTATGCCGTACATTTAACAATAAATCGATAATCAGTATGAGCACAACCTCCATACCAATTGAATCGATAACGCAATACAATCTGAGATTGGAATGCTAGATGAGAGTTATCTGTCTGCACTTTGGTTTCTGGCTTCCATACCCACAACCAAACCAACTGTTTCTTCGGATCTCCAATAAACCAAGTAGTACCTGATGTTAGGAAAGGAAGTTCAATTGGTTGATATTTCTGATAATGAAAGTTATCCAGATCATTACTATCTCCACGTTTTACTTTAGAGAATAATAATTCCCAAGCAGTTTCAGAAAGTGTAGGATGATACATTAAAGCATTAGGAATAACCGTAATCTCATCACCATTCTCATCTTTCATTGAAGAGAATAACACAACAGCATTTTGTAAATTACCAGCAGTACCTAATGGATTACTTGCTAATAGATTCTTATTAGTCCCAGCAGAATCAATAATAGCAGAGTGATCTACATTATAGAAGTTAGAAGCAGTAACAGCAGAACCACCATAAACAGCAGCTCTTGAGGTTGATTCACCCATTGAAGTACGAGCAGCAACTTCTAACGTCTGAGTAATAATTTTAGCTTTTAACTGTCCACCTTTTTCGCCAATGCCACGAGCTCTAGAGATCAATTGTCCAGTACGGTCATCAAAGATTGCTTCACGAGTAAGACTGATAATCTTACCAAAATCTGACTTTCGAACTGTCCAATATTTCTCTCCGATCATATCTTCAGCATAGGACATATGTTCAGTTCTTTGCTCAAAATTACCACCTGCTGTATAACCAGCAATTTCTTCATCACTAGTCTTAGTTGCAGGCATTTCAGTTACAATTCTAGCAGCATCACCAACAGCAGTTTCATAAGCAGGGATAACAGTAGCATTGATGACTGTATTAGTTATTGTAGGAAATGCAGAGCTAACAATAGCTTCAGCAATTTCTTGAGTATCACTGTGCATATCTAAGCTATGATCAGGATTTACAATTTCTTCAAATAGAGCTTTAAAAGAAAAGTCCTCAACTCTGACTTTCTTTTGCTCTAACAGGCCTTGAAGACGGTCTGCAACTACTCGCCCTGCGGCTTTTTGATTGCCACCAGTTTCCAAAGAAGCCTGTTCAATTAGTTCCCGAATAACACCTTTTCTCATTGATCAGTTCTCCTTATGTAGTTACAGGGGTAAATAATCCGGCAGTTACGGCTAGATTTGGTACATCTACCAAAGCTCTGATGGTATCACCGGCTGACCCATCTTCTAATGCCCATATAATGCCTTCAGCGGCTGTTTGTGTAAAAGTCCAATCAGTACCGTTTGCTCCAGTAGAGTAAGCTAAAGGATCACCTCTAGTTACAGCAGTGGAACCACTGGCTAATTTGACTTTAACAGCGCATTTGAAAGCAACAGATACATCTCTAGTATCATCAGCTGCTCTAGCTTCAAGAGAAATTCCAGCAAAAACTGGATTCTCAGCACCATCAACAACTTCAACACCAGAGCCATTATCCTCAACAGGGTCCCCAACTGCAATTACTTCAGAAGTTTTCTTGGGAATTGTCCAAGTTTCCGTCAATTCAGTAGGAACGTTGAGGATTACTACATTACTCTTTGATGCCATTTGTTAAATCCTCCATTTATTGTCTTATTGCCATTGCTAAATCTTCATCAGATAATGACTTAAACTGTCCCTGTTGAATAACAGTTTTACCATTATCAAAACCCTTTGCAGTTTTAATACCTGCAACTACTTTACGGTCTTCAATCAAAGATTTTACTTTATCAGGATTCTTTGATTCAACAAGGGTGTTTTTAAAAGTCTCAGTGATAAGTTCTTTCTGAATCTTTGATTCTTCAATAAGCTTATCTACTTCAGCCTTCCAAGTAGCTTCTTGCTCTTTTTCCTTTAGAACTTTCAATTCATCATTGGCTACCTTTGCAGCAGCAGTTGCTTCATCACGTTCTTTAGCTACTTTAGCAACTTCAGCCAGAAGGTCATCTCTTTCCTTCTTAACTTTAGCAGCTTCAGCCAACTCTTCAGAAACTTTGACATCTTTTTGAGATTGTTCAAAAATAGCCTTAAAGAGATCCGGAGCAGCAACTTTGAGTTCTTCAGGAGTAAAGCTCTTTACAGCTTCTAACAGCTCTTTTTCCATCTTGTTCTCCTTTAGTTTATTCTCTAGTGTTTTAAGATAAATAGGATCTGCATTGAATAAATTAGCCGGATCAATTCCTTTTAGCTTCGACACAAATTCATCAAGTGCATCCCCAAACATTTTATTTTTTTCTTCCTCAGTATATTCATCTTTTTCCCAAACAAAAACCTGATATAAGAAATCCATTAACCAATAACCTAAATTAAAGAAAACAGAAGTCTTCTCTTTCTTATCAATATAATCTTTAAAAGAAGATATTCTTGACTCAATCAAATTAATTTCTTCTTCATCTTCCATTATTGCTTCAGTCAAAGCAATAAATTTACCTCCAGCAGCAGGTCTATAAACAAAATCAGTAGAATCATAACCAACAAACTGCTCTACAATCTTTCCTTTTTTACCTTCAGCTTCACCTACTTTAATTTTACCATAAGCATCAATAGAAAGACCAATAGTTTCTGGAAGTTTTTGAGAAGCTTCATAAATCCATTCTGTATTAGGATTACCAACTGGAGACAATTTAACAAATACCTCTCCAGTTTGTGTATCAGCCCAAGCTTCTTCTGCAACAGCTACTGCTTCTCTTAATTTCTGTCCAAAAACCATACCTTTTTTATCTTTAGGTTCTATATGATCTGCAAAAAACATTGGTTTAGATTGAATAAAAGGGACTAATTGAGGTGTTACATCTTTATTATAATAAAACTCATTAGAAGACCAGCCTGCCTGGATAACTCTATAAACTCCTTTAGAAACTTCGTCAGGAGTTTTCTTTTCAACTAATCGAACAAAGGTTCCTGTAGTAGTAATAGTCATCTTAGAACCTTCTTGGCTGCTTTTTATTCTTTTCACCCAAGTATCTCCTTGTTTCTTATATTTCAATTTTACATTTCTCCATGCTGCTTTTCTTGCATTTTCTTCAGAACCACCATCATCTACAATACCATTAAAAGTATCAATAAAAACAGCTTGAGCACCTTTTGGCAGATTCTTTACAGCAGCAGGAGGATTATCTTTTGAATAAGGCATTCTAAACCTCTATTAAATTGCTAAAATATAGATAATAGCTTCAATCCTTGTCAAGGAAAAATTCTGATTTTTCCTCAACTAATCTAAAACTTCTCTCTGTAATCTTTATATTTCTGGGAGAAACACCTAAAATCCTTATAGAAAGAGTACCATAAAAATCTCCAGTCTCATAGATCTCAAGAAGCTTTAGAATATTTAAAGCCATAGGAATATCATCAGGGCCAACAATAACTTCTTTCTCTCCAACAGCTATTAATTTTTGACTAATAGCTTCCAATACTTTAGATTGATCTAGCTTCATGTGTTTGGCTCTCCATCTCCACCAACATCATCGCTTGGAATTTCAGGATCTTTTTCTTCAGGTTTATCTTTTACTTGTTTAATCCCCTTGACTAATTCCTCTTGCCAATCATAACCTGCTCTTTCAGAAGCAGTTTGTTCGCTTACAATTCCCATTTTCATGTGTAAGAATAAGACTTTAGCCAAATCTAAGGCATTTTCTTGAACAACTTGTGGAAAGATCTGATTAATAGGTACTTTCTCTAAAGGTACTTTCTCAATTCTTCTAGAACCTTTTAAGATTTCTTCTGCCTCTTTAATTATCTCAATATTAGATTTACCATCAAGAACCATCTTATTAACAGTCTTCATAGCTTTAATCTTGTCTTCTTCTTTATATGTAGGAACAGGAAACTTCTTATCTTTAAATCTTCCAGATAAGCTAATTGCAGTTTTGTACATTGTTTCCCATTCATGTCTCCACATCGTTTGAGCATCTTCAATCATTTGAGACAATGGACTATCAGCCTTACGTATTGAAGCATAAACGTTCTCCGAAGCTCTTTGATTCAAAACATGAATTGGCATATTTACTCCAGAACCAATCATGTAAAGGATAGACAAACCATCTTCTTTAGCTTCTGTAGAATCAAGTTTTGAAGATTCAGTTCTATATTTTGTATTTTGATCTTCATCAAGCATAATTCCACCCTTAGGAGCAGACATTGGATTAGTTAAATTTTCTCTCTTAGTTCCAGTTCTTGTTCTAATCCAAACTACTTTTGCTCTTTCATGATTTAATCTAACTCTATCAATTAACCAATCTTCATACATCTTAATCCATCTTAAAACTGGATATAATGGAGGCATACCTCTTAAATATTCTTCTTCTCCATATTTAATATGCTGAATAAATTTATCATCACTAGCTTTACTAAAGACAGCAGAATCAACTTGAGAGTTAAAAGTTTTTATATTCCAATTATAATTTATATCTTTAACAATATAAGTTTCGCTGTCATCAGCTTTTTTAACTTTATAACCTAAAATCTGTTCAATGTCATCTTCAGCAGTATAAATATCTTCAATATTTAAAGGTTCTACTTTTCTTAAATAAACATTTTCATCAACTATAACATATTTTAAGAAATATTCTCCTTCAACATAGGCAGACCTAACCATATTCTTTCTTCTATTAACCATTTTGTTAAGTCTATCAAATTCTAAAATAAACTCTTGCAACTCAGGAACTACACAAGTAACTTTTATCCCTTTACCAATTACAAAATACTGAAAATTCATCACAATACTTTTACCTAATGGATCTACAGTATACTTCTTAAAACAAGCATCTTGAATAGCAGATAAATCATCTCCAGTACCTGATCTAACTGTAGCAGTATCTAATGTAGTAGGGGTCCAACCAGTAGAACCCATTAATTGAGAAATTTTAATCTTTTCACCAGTAGAAAGATTTTTATATCCTTTAGCAGCTATCAATTTCTCATATCTAATAAATTCATCCTTTGAAGATTCTATAGCTGGAATATAAAAGTTATCAGCATAACCAAAATTATCTCCTTTTTCACTTCCATCATTCCATTTTCTTTCTTCATTCAATGCCTGATGAACAGCATCAGAAACCATATCTTTTACTTGTTCAGAGCTATAAACTTCTTTCTTATTTTTAAACCATTTATCCAAGATAGGAAACATTTCTTACCTCTCTTTCTGGAATTGAAAACCTATCTATATTTTCATTCTCTTCAAGTTTTAAATAAAACTTATCTTCAAATTCTTTCATATCTCTTTCGTCTAAATCAGATTGTCTTTCATTATTCAATAAATTAAAAGACACGCCAGCAACTGCTTGTATTAAGTCTATTTTACCATCAGAACCATGGTCAACTTTCTTCTTTGAGAGATTAGCTTCAGCACCTCTAGCTTCAGTCTCAAATTCAGTTTCAGTCAATCCTTTAGTTGTATTAGGATGTAATGGTATTGAAATTCTTCTTTGGTTAATAGCATCTTTTAATGATGAAACACCAGCCATATAATTACCTTCAGTAGATTTTTTAGCAATTCTATCTTCTCTATTAAGATCAATAACAGGATAATTAGAAGTTCTATCAATAGAAAGAAAAGAAGTTAGAAAACCTTCATCTTGTAATAATTGAGATAAATAAGCAGATTGAAATCTATCAAAAGTAATTAAAGAAATATCAAACCCTTTATTATAAAGATGTTTAATAATAGACAATATCTCTGGTAACCAAACTTCTCCTCCTCCTACAGTTAGCATAATACCTACAAAATCAATATAAACATAAGGAAGAGTAGATTTAACTAATTTTCCATCTTCAACCATATTCACTTGAATAAAAGAAGAAGCACTACCCATTGCAAAAGCACAAAAGTCTCCACCTAAAGATAAGTCAAAATGCATATATCTTCTTCTCATATCTAAAGCCCTAAATCCAGAATCAAATTGATGAGTATAAAAATTAAAGGGATTTACTCTTTTGCGGTCAATTGATTTATATAAAGCTACACTATCTCGAAAATATCTCATTACAGATTCTTGAGGATAATTAGCAATATCTCTAATAAAATTATCTTTATCTGCATCAAACAAAGGTTCTAATTCCATTGGAACTTTTAAAATAGACATTAAAACAATCCTACCATTTCAGGTTCTGGTCCTGATATTTCTATTTTATCTTGAATAAATTTCTTTTGTAACTGATATAAAGATTCACCTCTTAAAGGATTTATCTTCTTTAAAGAATCTGTATCAATATAAAAGAATTGATTACTTGGAAAATACTCTTTTGGCTTTGCTTGCCAAAGAGATCTAACTTTAAAAAAAATCCCATTACTTGGATCATTATGCTTCTTTATACCTTCAATAATCTTTCTTTCCATGAAAGAATTTCTAGATTTTCTTGAAGAAATCATCACTATGAATCCTGGAACTTTTCCAGCCATCATAAATCTTGATACCATACGATTGTATGTGGCGTTATAAATATTCTCTGCAGCATCATAAACTTCAGCTTCAGATCTTTTAGAGCCTTCAACTACTTCTAAAAAGTTCGCCTCATCTATCACACCACAATTATGTACTACTACTCCATTATCTAGAACAAAATTACTAGTTTTAGATCCAATCACATCACAAACTTTTTGTCTTCCTAATGATTTTATGTACATTATTCTCATTAATAAGTTATTATGAGAAGTAATAATCTCTTTTTCATTTACCTCTTCTAATTTTTTATATTGATATCCATTCTTAATATCATAAACTAAAAATTGATGATCTTGAGTACATCTAATTATACTGTCATCATTAAATACAACTTCAAATACTTCTTTTTCACCATTATCAATCACATCCAGAGCTTCAGTTTTAATAAAACCTTTATTTATGTCAAATCCCCAAATACCTAATTTTCCTTTACTTATGACGTCTTTTAAAGTAATAATACCATTTGGAGTTTTAATCTTAGAATCTTGGCTAACGCAATATAAATTGTAACCTAAAATTGACAGTTCACTTGAGGTCCCCGCATAAATCACTGTATTATTTTGACTTATACTAATTTCTTTTGAATATCTTGGATTAGGTGGAAAATAATCTTTATTAAAACCTGACTGAAATCTTTTCCATACTTCAGAAAAGATAACTCTTCTACTTTGAACTTCTGTTCTGCTAAGAGTCATAATTGCTATAGTGGAATTAGGAGTTAAATTAAAAAAAGTCTGAGGACTCACTAAAGTAGAAATTTCATACCACTGTAACCAAATAATAACAGAAGCTAACATGGTTTTTCCAGCACCAATAGAATGTTCAAATAAAGCTAAATTTATTGGTCTTTTTTTTCTTTCTTCCCATAATTCTTCTATATCATCAAGATGTGCTGGATAAATATATCCTTCTAATCCAAGAAAGTAAGGATCTGTAATAAGAGTTCTAATAGGTATATTTCTAAATTCTTTTTCCTGATCTTTAGTATATTGAAAATTAGATCTAGTTACACCTCTAGTCTCTTTTTCAGCTTGTTCATAAAAATATTGAGCTAATTGTTGTTCTTGACTAACATTATATAGTTCATCCATCAATAGTCTCTCTTACTAATTCTGCTGGAGTTTTCTTTGCAATATCTTTTAATTCTCCAATATCCCCAACTCCAATATCTCCTGAAATCATCATAGGATTTATTGTACTAGTTAAGATATCGCTAATAATTCTTTTTGAAGCTTCTGGTGATGTATGCATTTTAATTGCTATAAAAATACCTTTTACTAATCTACCTACAACTTTAAAATCTAATTGAGCTCTTCTTGCAGAATCCATTTTTATCTGTTTTAACTTAGCTAATCTTTCTGCTTGTTTTCCTATTTCATCTAATCTTTTTACAGAAGGATTTTCTCCAAGTGTATCTATCATCATTGTTAAAATTCCTTGAAGTAATGCAATTTCAGTATCAAAGGAAGTAGAATGTATTGGATCAATAGATAAAGCTTGATCTAAATAATCTAATAATGTAGAAGGTGTTTTAGATTTAGAAATAAGTCCATAAGTACTTTTAGGATTAATCTTAATAGCTAATATATCATGTTTTGCACATCTGCCAATCCCAGGATGTCTTGTATCTAATCCTGCTGCTTCTACACAAGGAAATTCTTTTGGTATTCCTTCTCTTTCTGCTCCACAAATTCTTTTTGTACGTCTACCTTCTAAATCTGTTAAATAAATCTCTTCTGGAGTGATCACCTCTATATTAGGTTTAGTCACTTCATTCATTTTTCAATTTCTCCTACACTTAAAAATCCGATTAAAACATTTCCTTTATCTCTTATTAGAGAATTCTTCCAATTTACCATAATTGTTCTATTTTTACAAATAACTTTATTCTTATGATGAAAAATATGAGTTTTATGGTCTGTTTCCCATAATTTTAGTTCTCTTTTGAGTTCTATTGCATCTTCTGGAGGCACAAAGCTGTCAATCCAGACCTTACCCAATATTTCTCCTCTTGAAAGTCCTAAGATTTTACAAGTAGATTCACTTACTATACTTACTTTTGTTTCAGAGTCTAAAATTAAGAAAATATCTGCATGAGAAACCATTTGCCGTAAATCAGCATTTACTACTTCATGCAATAATCCATTACTATTTGAAGCCAAACAAGGTAAGTTCTCTGTTAAAGAAACAAATAATTGTCTTACTTCTGCTGCTTCTTTTGTTGCTTCAATCAAGCTTCCAGCACAACTTATAGAAGTATCATTGTGTTCTCTTGTTAAATCATTAAGCCTACTCTTCATATCTATCATATCACTAGTAACAGAAGAAAGAACAGCTTGAATAAATCTACGATTTTCCTCATCAGCTTCAATCTTTCTTTCTAAAATATTAGTCGACTTAGTCAAAACTTGGACTAAGCGGTCTAATTCTTTAATATCAGGAATTGTCATTATACTCCCTTTCATTAACCAAGTTAAAAGTTCTATTTAGTACCCTTTTTATAGATACTAACTTTGTTTTATCTGCAGAATGTATATTGAATTTACCATTAAACTCATTTATCATCTTTTTAAAATTAGAAGAAAAATTAGAGATACCCCACTCTCTAGCAATCATCTCTATTAACTTAACTTGATGAAGATTTACAAAAGCATTTACTATTGTTGCTTTAAAACCTATACATTTAACCTTAGTATCATTATCTATTTCTTTTAAAAGTTCATGTATATAATAAAAATCCATAAAAAGTTTTGGGAAAATTTCAGTATTTCTAAAAACTAAATAAGCTTCATAATGTGTTTTATCAGTCTTTAATAAATATAAAGATTCAAGACATTTTAATTTAGAAGTGCTATCAAAGGCAGGTTCTGAAAAGTAAATAGCGGCTCTAGCTTGTCGAGGAATAAATTGATGGAAATTTTCTTTAATAACTTTAAATTGTTTTTCAACTTTACCTGTATAATATTCTTTTCTTAACTGACCAATCTTCATTGAGATATTATAACCAGAATATTTAATAAAGCTACTAAATATCTTCTGATCACCAAATTCAAAATTATTAGTTTCAGCAAATAGATTTCTTATAGAGATAGTAGGATGATAATAAAGAGTATCTTCATCACAAATTGTATAAAGTAAAAGATTCAACCAAAGGTCTTCAAGATTTTTACCAGTCACTATTTTCATATTTTGTGTCCAGAATAGCTACTAAATCATTTCTGTAATTTATAGGAACTATTTTGACTCTTGCATCGGTTCTTTCAGCCTCTTCTTTAGAAGTTGTTTTTGATCCTCCTCCAGAAGCCCCAATACACAGTTTATCAGATAGCGCATACATAATATGGGTAATCTCTTTTTCTGATTTCCCATAAAAAATAAAACAGCCTTCTTTAGCTGTTTCTACTTTATTGTTTTTAAATACTTCAAATATCCCTTGTGCACTAAAGTCTTCTGAAAATTTTGTAAAACCCATTGCATCTAATAAATTCATACAGAAGCCAGAACAATCAAGACCAATTAATGGAGAATCTCCTCCCCATCTATAAGGTATATTTAACATCGACAAGGCATACTGACTAATAATATTCATTTCAATCTCTTACATTTTAGAAATAAAACCAAATAAAGCAATCAGCCCACCAATTAAACCTACAACTGATATCATCATCCCACCTATCCATTTTAAAACTCTATTATTTTCTGTCTTAACTAAACTAGCTAATTCTAATTTTTGAACAACTAATTGATTAGTAAATTCCAAATGACTATCTGCCAATATCTTTTCTACCTCCACTTTATGCGCACTTAACATTCCACGAACTTGAGCATGTCCACTACCAACATATTTTGCTAAATCAAAAGCTTTATGTGCTTCACCACATGCTTCATTTGCTATTACTCGAATTTCATCTATTCTTTTAAATGCTATATTAATTTTCGAATTTATTTCATTTAACTCTATCAATTCCAGCTTTTCTTCCAGTGTAGAATTTACACTCATGATTCAATAATTCCATATAAATACAGCTTTCTAGTTATAAAATACTAATCTAGAATGATTATTGTCAAGGAAAAATTAACTGAATATTGAAAAGAACTTAATTTTTTATTAAATATCAATAAAACCGGAGAATTATATGAAAAATAATTTTAAGGAAATAGTAATTATTGGATTCTGTTGCTGCATTATAGGAATTCTAGCAGTTCTATATTTTGATAGAGCAGAAGAAAATAAGAAATTAAGAGAAGAATTAGCTTTAAAAATAGACACAGTTATAGTAGAAAAAGAAGTAATCTTACTCCCAGATTCTATCAAAAAGGTAATTTTAGCCTTAAATGACCGAGTAATTATAATGAAGAAATCATTAAGATCAGCTAAAGATCAAGCTATTCAAGAGAATAAAAAAGTAATTGAATTAGAGAAAAAACTCAAAGAATTAAAAAAATTAGATCTAAATTCAATGAATAAAGAAGAACTTTTATTACTATTTGATCAGTTACAAGATATAATAGATCCTACTGAAATAAGCTATTTAGAAACTGAATTCTCATTAAAGATGGAAGAATTTAGTGGGAAATTATCAGCTTTTTCTCCATTAGCTGTAGATTCAGTAGCTTTTAGATATAAAATGAACAGAAATTATGTTGATTCAATCTTTATAATGGGACAAAGATCTATAAAACCAGAAAAATATCCTACTTGGAAAAAAGTAGCTCTTTGGACTTCTGGAGCAATCTTTACTGGGATAATAACTTGGCTAGTAAAATGACAATTAATGAAAAATATGCTTTAAGGTTATTAGTTTTTGAAGATTTACTAGATTCAACAGCTAATTTTGAGTCAAAATACATCTTTTTCAATCTTTTAAAGCATTTTAATGACCATTATCAGTTAAATTTCAATGATAGAGAAGAATTTAACTTATTTAGAGAGAAATTAAATAGAATTTATGAAGAAGCTCATGAAATTGGACAGTTTTTATCATTAAAGTTCTTATTTTATTGGGCTTTTTATATAACACATCAAGCAATTTTCACTGAGGGACATAGAAAAAGAAAATATTGGTCAGCTTTAATGGATGAAATAAAGATAAATATTACATATAAAACCTTAAATAAAGACCTTTTTAAAAACTTTAATTTAATAATTGAACATATTGATAACAAGATTCAAGTAGTTTATTTAAAAGAAGATAATGTTTAAAAGCTTTATAGATGCTCTAATGTTGACATTAGAGTTTAGAGATCATATCACCTATAATCATTGTAAAAGGGTTTCTTTATATGTAAAAGAAATTTGTTTAATAATGAATTTATCTGAAGAACAAGAGCTTTATACTATAGCTGGATTAGTACATGATATAGGAAAAATAGGGATTCCTGAATCAATCTTATTCAAATCAAAAAAATTAGATGATACTGAGTATACAATAATTAAAAAGCATGTAGAGTTAGGTTATTCAATTCTCTCTAAACTAAAACTACCTCAAGAATTTAAAGAATTACCAGAAATAGTAAAAGCTCATCATGAAACTCTAGATGGAGCTGGTTATCCTTTAAAGTTAAAAAAGATTCCTTTTGGATCACAAATTATAACTGTTTGCGACGTTTTTGATGCTATCTCTTCTAGAAGACAATATCGATCTAGAGCTAAAATCCGTGAAATAATAAATATTTTAGAAAGTGAAGCAGGAAATAAATTAAACCATGATATAATTAAAGCTTTTAAAGAAATAAAATTAAAAAGATTAATAGAAATACTTGAATTAAGAGAACAGATAGATCAAGGTTTATTAGAATTATCTGAATTCACTTTAAATGATCTAAATGATGACGGAATTTTAGATATTTTTCAGACTTATTATAGTCAAAAGTATATTGAGGATCAATTAATACAAAAACTTCAAGAATATCAAATTGAGAGAAGAAAAAAGTAAATTCTTAAAATCAATAATATTAATAAAAGGAGAAAATATGAAATTTAAACCATGGGATGAAGATTATTGGAATAGTTTAAATGGTTCAGTTTTAAAATATGATAAACTAGAACATTTCTTAACTAGTTTAGGAGTTACTTCTGCTTTGCTTATTATTCTATCTTTTTTCTTAACAGCAGAACAATCCCTTCTATATGCTACAATATTAAATCTTTTAGCAGGAATAGGATGGGAAATCTTCAATGGGATAGTACCATGGGATAGATTGCATATTGAAGGATTTAGTTGGAAAGATCTATTAGCTAATATTTTTGGTCTAATATTAAGCTATGCAGTTTTTGGAATTTATTTAAGGATATTTTAATATAAGGTTAAAGATGAAAGTTACAATAATATTCCTTTTATTATTCTTAAGTTGTAATTCAACAAAAGAATTTGATTCTTCTATAGAAGAACTATTAAGATTAAAAGAAATAGAAAATAAAGAGTGTTATGAACTTGGTAAAGTTGTAGCAGTTCAAGCTATGCTAAGATTAAGGATAAGACAGTTAGAAACTGGAAAAGATTATACTAATAAAGAAGTCTATGCTTTAGCAGACAATATAAGTGGATTTTATCTTGAAAACATAAAGCTTCTTAAACCTTCAAAGGAGTAATTTATGAGTTTAAATAAAAAAGAACAGATATTAATAAAAAAGTTAGAAAGTGATGTTAAGTTTTGGAAAGAAAAAGTTGGAATTATTGAACGAGGTGAAAGCAAACTAAGATGGACGCTTAATCAAGAAGTAATTCAATTAATTGATAAAGGTAATATTAAGATAGATTATAATTTTGAAACCTTTAATATCTATCTTGAAAGTGATGGTATCCATATCTATTCAGAATCAAGACTAAAGATTCAACCAATAGCTTCAAATCATATTATATTAATTTAGGAGAATAATTATGAGAGGAAAAAGAATTAGATTTTTAAGAAAATTTGTAAACTCAATAGAAAGAAGAGATCTAATAAGATTCTTTAATATTGGAGCTTATCAATCTTTAGAATATAATGTAATGAGAGCAGTAAGAAATTATTATAGAAAATATAAAAGAGTTCCTCAATTATGAAAATAGCAGCCTGTATTGGACATAGAGATATTTCTTTAGAAATAACAGAATATTTAAAAGCAATAGGTTCTGCTTTAGCTAATAGAGAATATTTTCTATCATCAGGAAATGCAGAAGGATCAGATTTTGCCTTTGCTCAAGGATTTAATATTTTCTATCCAGAAAGAGTTTATTTGTATCTCCCATGGAAAGGATTTAATCAAGAACAAATACATAGAAATAACCTTACTGTCATCTTTGATCCAATACAACATCTAGATCATAAAGAAGTAGTGGATAATTTATTAAAATATCCTAAAAGAGATAGTATAATGAAATTATTCTATAGAAATTCATTGATTGTCTCAAAAGCTAATATAGTAATAGCTTATGCAAAACATTATCCTTCAGGAACTCATTTTGCTATAAAGCTAGCAAGTTACTATAAAGTCCCAGTAGTAAACATAGCAGATAAAGATGGACAAGATTTTATCAAAAAAGAATTAGAGGTGTTTTTATGAAACTAAGAATATGGTGGATTGCAAATCCTCCAAATAGACCATTTAAGTTAAAGGTAAAAGACTTAGAAGAAGCAAAAGAAAGATTAATCTTATTAGCAAATTTTGATTTATTTTTAAAAGATTTAGTAGATACAAATATTGGAGGATTAGAAAACTTAAATGAAGAAGATGAGTGGGAAGAATGGTATGATGAATATGGAGATGATATAGATCAATATCTAAATTATGACAAAACTAAAACAGATATAAGAATATGGTTTATCCCAAGTGCAAGATCAAAAGATACTTTCTATTTTTATGCTAAAACAATAGATTCCTCAAAAGAGCTATTACAAATCTTAGAAGATTATAATAAATACTTATTTACACATCCTAAGTCACATTTAGGATGTGGAATAGAAATATTTAACCAAGATTGGAAAGAATATGAAGAATAAGTTACTATTAATTTTATCATGCTGTACAATATTAAATGCACAAAGTAGTTGGAAAGATGGATTCTTATACACAAAAGAATATCAACAATATTATGACTCTTTGACAACATTTACTATAAGTAAGAATAGTGCAGGTATTCTTCAAGCAAAAATGCCAATAGATTTGGAATTCCGAAATTTATCTGATGATATATTTTGGTATACCTCAGATAAATTTGATTCTACATTTGCAAAGAATATAACATCTGATACTAATTTAGCTATATCTAATCGTTGGGCAAACATTGGAATTGGATCAGCAATTATAAGTTGGGATAATGGCATAGTAACAATTAGATATGATGACTCAACAAAAGTGGATGAATCTGTAAAAGCATTTTTTAACTTTCTAAAGTCATATATAGAGAAAGAATATTATCTCTTAAAGAAAGCAGAATATGAAGTTATAGAAAATGGCACTATCATCTCTGGTACAAAACCAAAAATGTTTTTAAGAAAGAAATAATTATACAGACAGTTTTGGAGACATCAACACTAACCTAATAGGTTGACAACAAAAACTCTCACCTACCATGTCAAGAGTTCTGTCTTTTAAGGAGATCAAATGAAAGGTAAAATAGATGAAGATGGAGTTCTCTCCATTCAAAGAGGCTCAGAAATGAAAGAACAATATTGTCACAATAGTGATAACTACTGTTCAGATAGTTGTCCTTTATTTGGAGAACCAAATATTTCAAAAATAACCATTCTTATAATTTGTGAAGATAGATATTTACAATTTAATGTTTTTGAAGATGAAAGAATATAAAAATCTTATAATAGAATATTTCCCAGAAGAAAGAATATCAGAAAGAACAGGTAAAGTAGAATTAATACATTATTGTATTATTTGCAATAGACCTTGGCAATATCCATTATATAAAGGTCAAAAAATAGATTATTATCAAAAATATATAAGTTATGATAAAGAAATGATATGTCCTCAATGTCAAGAGAAACAAAATTAAATGGACAATTTTATGTAGGATTGAACTACTATTAAGCAGTAGTATATTTAACAAGAGAGTAATTATGGAATATCCAAGTTCAACAGAATATATCGCTACGATAACGACCAGTTACATTTGGACTACTGTCCTTTATGTAGAGTGAATGGGGTTTCATGTGCGACCCAAAACGAATGTTGGCAATTAAAATTGGATGCTTCTTTAAGTGCAGGTAGAACCAAATATTGGTTAAGAAAACGAATACCAGAGTTAAAACAGTGGATTAAGAGTTATGAAAATTCAGGAATATAGATCTGCGTTTAAGGCAGCGAATTTAATGATCAAAGAAGAAATAAAATTATCTTGTGCTATAAAAGATGAAGATTATATAGAGGCAGGAAGAATACAAAGTTATATTGCAGGTATGACAATGATTCTTCTTTTATTTGAATTAAAAAAAGAAACTAATGAAAGTACTAATAGCTTGTGAAGAATCACAAATAGTAACTATAGAATTTAGAAAACTAAATATTGAAGCTTATTCTTGTGATCTACAACCTTGTTCAGGTAACCATCCAGAATGGCATATACAAGACAATTGTCTAAACTATATAAATAATTATGATCTAATAATAGCTTTTCCACATTTAGCAGGAGCTAGATGGTTCAAATACAAAGAAAAAGAACAAAAAGAAGCAATAGAATTCTTTATGGAATTTACTAAATTAAAAAGAGTAGTTATAGAAAACCCAAGAAGTATAATGTCAACAAAATATAGAAAACCGGATCAGATAATACAACCATATCAATTTGGACATTTAGAACAAAAGACTACATGCTTAAAGCTTTACCATTATTAAAACCTACAAATAATGTAAAAGAAGAGATGTTAAAATTATCTATCAGAGAAAGAAGACCTTCTATACAAGACCAAGCTTAGATAGAGGCAAGCTTAGATCTAAGACTTATCAAGGTATTGCAAAAGCTATGGTAGAACAATGGGTTAACCTAGATTGACCTAAGATCAATTATATTATTAATTAATATCAAATATCAAATAAATAAAAAGAATTTAACTAGAATTAAATCTGCAGCCTAAGATTTAATCAAGAGCAACTATTTCAAATCAAAATATTTTTTAGAATTTTTTCAACTTTACTTCAAAAGCTAAATCCTATTAGCATATAAAAATCTAAGTCTTTGTTTTTATTCTATTTAAAGAAAATTAGATTATTAGAAATAGTATAGACTCTAAGCTAAATCTATTAGAGTAAGGTTAGAAGCCATGGCTAAGATATTGTTTTTATTGTATTTAAGAATTTCTAGTTGTTGTTATAAATTAATTATATAGGCTAAACTCTAAGCTAAATCTATTAGAGTAAAATTTGAGATTATAAGAGATAGAATAAGAAGGCAAATTGCCAATAGGGCAATTTGCCAATAGTTTCATTGAGTCATTAGCTTCTGTCTGAATCTTCATAATTTTCTCTACGTCCTCAACTAATTCAAAGAGTAAAGTAAAATTAATCCATTTTATGTTTTTATTTCTCATGTTAAAATTCCTTTCTAAAAAATAAAGCCTTGCACGTGCAAGGCTTTAAGTTAATAGTTAATCTTCTAAATTAATTGGTTCAAAGTGGTCACACTCAAGAGTAATATCATCATTGAAGATAACATTATCTGGATTTAAACCGAGCACTGTACATCCAACTACTTCAGAATTGTATTTGCAGTCTTGGCATATATCTTTACATCCTTCCATTATCTACATTCCTTGAAGTTTAATCCTGGACGACGCTGCTGAAAATCAGCGTTTCGGGCAAGACGTGCGCATTCTTGCGCTAATGCTTTTAGACAATAAGCATCTAAAACCTCTTCTTGACTTGCTTTGTGCTCAACTACAAGGAAAATCTGCTTCACAAGAGGCAGATTATCAAAGTTTTTCGCCAAATCGCCAACTATTTTAGGTGCGATTAGTGTAGCTTTTAGACGAGCCACCGATGATGCACTTTGATTGGTTTGAACAAATAAATTTTGCATTTTAAACTCCTAAAAAGTAGGTAAAAAATCGGTAGTCTGGCAAAACTACCGATTGAGGATTTTTTAAATCTGGCTAAATGCCACTAATCCAAATTTAAAAAGACTAAGATAATAATAAGAATCAAAATTAAGATCATACAGACGTTTGAGCGGTCACAAGTTCAAACGTCAATCCAGCATTCCTTGCAGCTATTTCAAGAGAAGCTAATTTCTCTTGAGTGACCACAAAATAGGTTTTAGAGATTCCACTTCTGAGACGAACAGTCTTAAAACCCTGTTGGCGTGCCGTCGTTTGGGCAAGGCGAATCGCTTTACGGGTCAATCTCCCCTCAGGGTCATCATCGGATGATTTAAAGATCATCATTCGGGCACTTTTAGCGTCAACGCCGTGACTGCTTTTCATAGCGTCAATAAGAATCTGTAATCCTGCCGATTGCTTTCCTGAGCCTTTCCTAACCCCCGACAGGTCAAAATCGGCGTCGGAGATTAAGGGAGCACTAAGAGCACAATTTTCAGCGATTGCACTTTTAAGCGCTTCTACATGATCTTTAGCAATCTCAATTTTGGGAAATTGCTTCTTTAATGACTGCCTTAGTTGGTCGTCTGTGGGAATGGTTTTGAATCTTGATAAGTATTCCTTTGAAAATTCCATAAAATTAATCTCCTAAATTTGGGTTTAAGTTGAGTTTCCACTATATAAACAAGGTAGTTTTTTAGCTTAACTTGTCCTTCAGTTTTCGCCTTCTCTTGCGTTTGCCGTCCATCTCTTACTCTTTTTGCGGTCTCTTAGCGCCATTTGTTAGTGTTAGCTTTCGCCAAGCAGGTTCATTTAGAAAACTGATTTTTATATATCTATCTCAGATATTTTCACGTGGAACGGTTTCAAAGAACCTTTTAGCTATTTAATTATTAATCAAAATAATGTAAGCTATCTAACTTTTTGAAGTTTTGACAGCTTATGATGTTTTCCTGAGTGTCAATCTCAACCTCATCCTCATCTGGTTGACAGTCAGGAAAAGAGTATTTGCACTCTTTACAAATATCTTTTATTTCTTGATTTTTAAGCATAAAACACCCTTTCCTATCCACTCTATATTTAACTTCTTGAAGATACCTAATCAATTTGTTATTGTCAAATATTTTAAAAATAAATTTTTACCTATATATGTTTTTGCCAGCGTGTCAATCTGATTTCTGGTTTTTACTTTATACCATTTGCAATTTTTAATTCCATTGATAATTTTTCATTTTACCTGTTTAATAGCATTTTTCAATATCCCTTCCTATATACTTATATTACATTGTTTGTAACCCAAATTTTTATTGCTAAAATATACTTATATTTAAACAAAACTTCCTCTAACTTCAATAAAAACAACTACTTATCTCCAATTTCTACTTCTTTCTTATCTCTAATAAAAACAACCTCTTATCTCTTATCTTATCTTCTTACATCATTACATTGTCAATTCTCTTATCTCTTATCTTAACTACTTATCCCATATAAAAACTACTTGCTTATCCCTTCTTGCAATCAAAGGTAGCCACTTGAAAGGTTACCTCCTGTAGGTAAAAAGTTGTGGTAGTTATTCAAAAAAGACATACAGGAGGTAGCTGCTTATATTGTTGTAATAGCTTATCTATGTAGCATCTTAGTTATAAATACTAAGACAAGAGGTAGCATATCAAAAGTTTATAGAGTATAGTTAGAGACTGTTTTAAAATAGAAATTCTGTAGCTACATTGAAACTACATAAGAAAGCTGATAGAGATATCAGCTTTCTTATCTTTATTTAACTCCTTCCACTTTTTAACTTATTATCTTTATAACTTGTAAAATTTCCCATTGCAGATTCATACCAAGCCCAAACAATAATCTCATCTTTAACAATCCTTTTTACTTTTAAATAACTTTCTCTATCTTCACAAATAATTTCTATAGAGTTATCCTTCTCATTAATCTCAGTAAATCCTACTTTGTCTTCTTCTAATAACAAATCAAAATATTCTTCATTTTCCTCCTCATCCCATTGTTTGATTAAGCCAAACCCAAATTCTCTTAATTCTTCAATATCTTTTAACATAATTCTCTCCTAATTGTTAAATAGAATCTCCAAGAGCTTTTAATAATGCTATCAGCTCTTCTGATGCAGAATACTTTTCAATAATTCTTTCCCAGACTTTCTCTACATTACTACAATCTTTATAACCCCAACTGTTCCAGATTCTCTCTAGATGATACATAATTACTATTTGACTAGGTAAATCATACTTAGCTAATCTTTCCATCTTTTCCTCCTAATTGTTATCCTTGACTTTTGTTACTTATTATTTTAAATTGCTACTGCAATTTAACTTTGATCTTCAATTTCCAAAAAACTTTTATTTTCATTCTAACTCCTTTCATTAATTCATCATTCTCAACTTATTTCAAACTTGATAAATCAAAATCTGTCTTTTCCTCCTAATCTCTTGTTGCTAACGTTAAATATAAATTCTTAAATACTTGATAAATCCTATATGACTTAATCTTGTCATCATATATTTCAGGATTTCCTCTTATCTTACTGGCTGATTCATAATAATTGAAAGCTGTCCTTGGCCATTTTTGAACTGGAGTTCCAAATACTGCTGCAATTGCACAATATCCTTTTGCCATCAATATTTCAGAATTCCAATTCAAACCTTCTTCAATCAAATCTTTCATTGATTCTTTGATTCCCAAATACTTATTGTTCTCCTTCTGTTGATCTTTCCAAGTTTTCTTCTTTCTTATTATTGATTTCTCAACTTGTTTCAAACTTGATAAATCAAAATCCATCTTTTCCTCCTAATTGTTTAACTACCTTTTATTTATTGACAATACAATTTAATAAATTTAAAATTCAAATGCAACTCTTAAGGATATTGTATAAAGCTTTAAAGTAGCTACTAATTAATACTAATAAAAAAGCCTGTATTTCTACAGGCTTGTTATCTTTATTCTTCATCTTCCTCATCTTCTTGAGAGTAACTTTCTTTATCTTCTTCAAACTGATTAGTCACCATAACCAACTCTTCCTTTGTTGGTTTAACTACCATTACTGCTATATATAGCAGAAGCATTCTAAATTTCTCTCCTGCTAAAGACTCAAAATCATTACAGATTGCTCTTCTTAGACCAAGGGAATAAATTATCTCATCAGAGATATCTAAAATCGCACCTAATGCTAAGGTAGGGTCTTTGTTCAAATCATCTCCAACTAATTTCCTTATCTTTTCTGCTATCTCTGATTCTTCATAAACCTTAATAATATCAAAGACTTTAGCCTTTAAATTACTAACCGTTAAATCATTCATCTTAAACCTCCTAATAAAATTGTTAAACTAACTATATCAATAAACTACTTTTATTTATTGACAATACAATTTAATAAATATTAATTACAAATGCAACTCTTGAGGATCTAGAGTAAAGCAACATTAAAAGCTTTAAAATATCCTTGACATTATCTATTATATTTCTTAAGTTATCTTCAATAACTTAACTTAATACATTATCTCTAAGCCTATCAAGTCCTATATTTCTAAGTCTTAGAATTCTAAGCTTTATCCTTGACATTATCTATTATATTTCTTAAGTTGCTAGCAACTTAAATTTTAGTAGCTACTAATTAATACTAATAAAAAAGCCTGTATTTCTACAGGCTTTTTATCTTATTTAACTTCCATAGCTAACCCAGAACTTAATTTCATGCTCAACATAGTCTTCATGAATTTCACTTTCCCAGTATAAGCTTGGGCTTATATCTTGAGCTAACTGTTCAGTGAACAAAGCTAACACTCCATAAAGTTCGATCTTATTTTCAAAATCAATATCTTGAGCTCTCTTAACCTTGAAAATAAATCTAAACCAACTTGGTTCATTTAAATCAATTTCATCTAAATCTTGTTCCTCTGCCCATTCTCTAATCTTATCCAATTTTTCAATATAATCTCCACCTTCTTGCTCTAGTCTGAACCACTTATCTTCTCCTATTAACTGTTCAACTTGAAAACTCAAAAGACCATTAATTCTTTCCTTAGTATATTCAGCTACCCTAAATAATTGAAAGCCTTCATAACCTTCAAGATCTAATTCAATTAAATTCATCTTAAACCTCCTAATTGTTTAACTACCTTTTATTTATTGACAATACAATTTAATAAATTTAAAATTCAAATGCAACTCTTGAGGATCTAGTAAAATGTTACTATAAAAAGCTTTAAAATATCCTTGACAAGTAGCTTCTAAATTCTTAAGTTGCTAGCAACTTAAATTTTACTTATTATTTCTAAGCCTTCTAACGTATTATATTTTAAAGCTTACAAAGTAGCCTCCTTATTAGCAATATCAAAGTGTTTAGTAAGGAAACATTAAAAGCTTAACAAGTAGCCACCTTTAGAAAGACAAGGTGTAGCTATTATTTTGAAGAAACTGAACGAAAAAAAGCTGAACAAACAGAATAGAAGAAAAACAGGTAGTCTAATAGAATCTTAGAAGAATTAGAATCTTAGAAGAATTAGAATCTTAGAAGAATATAGTTAGATTTGATGAGTTAGAATCTTAGAAAAAGGCTTGGATCTCACTCCCTATTAACATTATTCTATTTGCAGCTATACTTCTAGCCTATTAAATATATCTAATATTCCTTCAAATACTAAAGCTATAGACTTATTATCTTACATTTACAAATTCAGCCTTACTTATTTCTTTAAGAAAAAGCTTTATATATTTCTTACAGTCTGCTATAGTTTTAAATCTATTAATCCTTCTTGTAAAGCTTTCAATTCACCTAACGTTGAAATGTTAAGTCTTTCCATTATATTTATTGCTATAGAGATCCTATTATATAATTCTCTTCTATTCTATTTGTCCATATATCTCTCTTCTAGCTTTTTACACTCTAACTCATTATGTTCTTCTGGAATTTTATTACAAATTATACATCTAGCAATACCATTAGAAATTGCTTTCTAATTTGATTTGAACTTATTCACTTTAAATCCTTTTCCATCTATAGTTTCTCCAAGCTCTATCAAATATTCTATACATCAGACAGAATTTATCTTTAGCCAAATAGTATTCTAAATAAAATCTTGTATCTTCCAGTTTCATTATTGGTTCCTCTTTATCTCAACTGGATCTTTCGACACAATTATATAATCAATTTGTTCTATCATATCTTGAAAAGTACCTTCATAATCAAATTCAGTCTTTAGTAATTTTTCTATTGCTTCAGTTTCTGAATTTGCTTCTATATTTACTGTACTCCATGATTCTTCTGGCCAATAATCTAAATCACAAATAAAGCTATAAAACATTAATTCCCCCTAATTGTTTAACTACCTTTATTTATTGACAATACCATAATAGGTATTATATTTTTCCTTAAACGCTTTCAAGACTTCTTCATTGGCATCTATCTCAATGTCTTCTTGTCCATCCCAATCTACAATTCCAACTGATTCAGGAATTTCTTCATTCATTATCTTTTTCCATTCTTCTTGTAACAGTGCATACAGATCTTTTTCTTGTGCAGGATAACCTAATGATATTAACATCTTAATCCTCTCCTAATTGATAAAGTCCTCTTGAAATCTTTCCATTTACTTCTAATACTGCTAGAAGTTCACTATAATTTAGTTCTACTGAAGTTGATATTGTTTTCTCAACTTCTTTCTCTGTCCATTCAGAATCATACAAAGCTAGAACACCATCTTCAATCTCTCCATCAACCATTTCACCAGCACAATAAGAAAGCAGCTTAATTTGACTCTTTGTTAACTCTAATTTAACTTTCTTCATTTTATGATGCCCAATCTGTCCATTGTATTTTTGCCCATGTAAAAAACTCTTCTAATATATCAACATCTTCAATCTTTAAGTTCAATCGTATATCTTCTGGAATTCCATGAAAGTTATTACCAACTTCAATATTTACAACAACTCCATCAAGATCTATGAAGCCATACTCTTCTTCATTCATAATTTCTCCAGCCAAATCTAAAAGATCTTTTATATCGTCATCTTTAGTTCCCAAAATTAATATTTGGTCTCTTGGTCCTCCATCTGTATACATATACAAATTACCTTCTTTAACAAGTTCTTTAATTCCTTCAAAAGCGAATCTTGAAGCTAAATTATCAAATCTCTTTCTTAAATTCATCTTAAACCTCCTAATTGTTTAACTACCTTTTATTTATTGACAATACAATTTAATAAATAATATTATCAAATGCAACTCTTGAGGAACCACTTTTTATTCAACCTTAATTGTTTTGAAATATAACCCTCACAACCATCAACTCTTTGATCACATAAGGTTATTGTTCCTAATTTATATCTTGATCCCTTTGGAATAGTAGCTTGATATACTTCTCCAAAGAGTATTAGCTTTCTTGCATCCTTCAATCGTTTAAAACTATGAAAGAATCCTATTCCTACTAAAGAATCATCAATTACCTCTTGTTTAAAATCTTCATATACAAATCCCAATTTCCATTCAATAGAATGGAAAGGTGAACGTATTCCTCTACGTTCTGATCTAATAACATATATGATGATATCACTTTTAGCAGTACCAATCTTACCTCTTATTTTTAAGCACATCTTTTAGTCCTTCTAAATCTTTATTTTTAATTCTTCTGCTAACCTTTTCCATAATTGAAATCCTCTTAATCTTGGCTTTCCATATTTCCACAATTTTTTATCTTCTCTAAAATAAAAACTTCTTGCTGATTCAGAAAATGGACAGATATTTTCTTTACTCCACTTTTCAAATAATTTCTTTCCATTTTTTAAACATTCACAATCATGTCTCATTAATTCTAAAGTTAATTCTTCAGAGAGCTTTCCAAAATTAATTTGAAATACAGTTATAAGAGAATATCTTGCATAGCTTAAATCTGCATAGCTTAAATCTGCATTTCTTAAATTTGCATTTCTTAAATTTGCATAGCTTAAATCTGCATAGCTTAAATCTGCATTTCTTAAATTTGCATAGCTTAAATTTGCATAGCTTAAATCTGCATAGCTTAAATTTGCATTTCTTAAATTTGCATAGCTTAAATTTGCATTTCTTAAATTTGCATTTCTTAAATCTGCATAGCTTAAATTTGCATAGGTTAAATCTGCATTTCTTAAATTTGCATAGCTTAAATTTGCATTTCTTAAATTTGCATAGCTTAAATCTGCATTTCTTAAATTTGCATAGCTTAAATTTGCATTTCTTAAATTTGCACATTTTCCATGTATATCTCCTCTTAGATACTCTCTATGCAGCTTTAAAATTTCTTTTAAAGTTATTTGATCCATCTTTTAGTCCTCCAAGACTTTTATTGATTTTCCATCACTTTCTACAAAAGCTCTAATATAAGGAATATTCTCCATTATTGCTCTTGCTTTTGATAAACCAAAGCTAAAAGACTGCCCTCCACATGGCAAAGCTAATATTGGTTTATCTTTAAACTCTCTTAACTCTGGTTGTGCTATTTGATCTTCATAGAATCCCATCTTAATTCTCCTATAAATCTAATGGGTTAGAGTTATATCCAGCATACCAATCTTCAGGAATAAATTCTTCATCTTTGACAATTCCTACATATTTTCCATCTGAAGAAAATACTGGATAAAAGACTTCTTGAGTATCTTCATCAAAATCAATATCAGCTGTAAAACCATTACCTGATAAATTATTTAATATATTACTCATTCTAAACCTCCTAAAATTGTTAATCCTTTTTATTTTTTGACAATACAATTTAATAAATAATATTATCAAATGCAACTCTTGAGGATCTAGAGCAAAGCAACATTAAATAACTTCTTCAACAGTCTTAATTTATCAAAAATCCTCCTTGGATAACTTTCTTTCATAAGAAAAGCTATACAATGCCATTGCTTATTATTTAAGCTTTTTGCTAATAGTTCTAACACTTTTGACATAATTATCTCCTTAAAACTATTGACGGTCTACTTTTATTGGAGTTTCTGATGAAAATATTGTATAAATTCTCTCTACTATATTATCTAATTCTTCAAGTTCTTCTATTAGAGCTCCATCTTCTAATAACTCCTTATTTCTTCTTTCAAGCAATCTCTTAATTGCTTCTGTTTCTGAAGAAGCTTCAATTTCTTCAGTATAATATTCACTACAACCATAATCAACATCAAATAAAAAACTATAATACATATTATCTCCTTTAAAAATTATTTCTTTCCTTGACAAAGCTATTTAAGTATTCTATAATAACCGTGAACTTCATGATAACCTCCTTCTATTATCAGATCAAAGGGCCCTGTAAAGGCCCTTTTTTATTTATCAAGATCTTCTATCATCTCATCTGTAATAAGTTCAGATGAAGCCAATAACCATCTTTTGTTAATTACTTTAAAGTAAATAGATTCTCTATCTTCTACTGCTAATGTAAACATAATAAAATTAGTAATATTAGATACTGAAATCTTCTCATCTTTTAAATCAAATACTTCTATACTGTTTATCATTTTTCCTCCTAATCTATTTTTGACCATTATTTATCCAACAACTTTCGTCATTGTTTAAATAAAACGTTCCAGTTCTTAAATACATATCAATCCTTTTCAAAAAAGTCTTCAGGAAATGTCTCTTTGAAAACTATTTTTGTCCAATTACCATTATCTAATTGAACATAATATGAAAAATTGCTAAGGATATTTACTCCTTCTCTTCTTGACAATATTCCATCCTCTGGATGAGGAAGATGCTTACTCTTATGATGAAACTCTGCAAAAGCTTTCCTCAATTCCATTGGATCTACATTAATTATCTTCTCAGGCTTGGAAGTAGAAATTTCTATTATTTCCATGTTATATCTCCTTATCTAATCTTAGTTGTTTTGAGACATATCCTTTTGAACCATCAATTGTAAGATCACAATTAGTTATTGTTCCTAATTTATATCTTGATCCCTTTGGAATAGTAGCTTGATATACTATTCCAAATTCTCTAACTTTAAATCTTCTTGCATCTTTTAAAAACCTAAAACTGTGAAAGAATCCTCCATGAACAAATCTGCTTTGATTATTAGAGCAGTATACAGGAGTTATTTGACTTTCTTTCTCATCAGTATAAATAATTCCCATTTTCCAAGTAAAATCACAAAAAACAGATCGTATTTCATGCCCAGATTCATTAACAAAAGATCTCCAACCAGTAGGATATTTCTTTCTTATAGTATAGACTTTGAGATCTTTCTTTGCAATCTTAAACTCTTCATCTGGAATCAATAAACACATTTTGAAAACCTCCTTTTATTATTCCATTTCATAAAAAAGCTTTATTTCTTCTTCAGATAAAACTTCTTCCATTGAAAAATTTTCTTCTACCCAATAGCCAAGATCTCCAGAATCATCTCCTTCAAATAATGGTAATTTAAGATGAATCTTTAGAGAAGCTAACGGAATAGATATAATTATTCCATCCATCTGATTTGAATTTAAAAATTCAATCTCATCAGAAGAACAGTTAAACTTATTTGAATAAAACCTTCTAATTGAATCTCCAAATGAATTTATAAATTCAATTGAATGGCTCATTCGTACACAACTTCCCATTTTAAAAACCTCCTAATAAAATTATTAAACTAATTATATCAATAAACTACCTTTTATTTATTGACAATACAATTTAATAAATAATATTATCAAATGCAACTCTTAAGGATCTAATCTTTTAAAACTATATACAAAAACAATAAAACTATTAATATTAGTAACATATCAATTTCCTATCCACTAGACTTAACTCTAGTTAAATTATTTTAAAATATCCATATCAAACATCAATTAAATAAAAAAATTCAACTATGGTCAAATCTGCAGCCTATTCAATATTCTTAATTGATTCCATTGTTACTAAATTTAAAAAGGTACCTTCATCAATAGGTCCTATAATTGGCACATCATCAATTACGAAGTATAAATTATCTTTTATCATTCGTAGCTCAAATTCTAAGTCTTTTGAAAGATATCTCTCTGTTGGTTCTAAAGATAATTGTCCTTCTTTAGTCACATAAATCTCTGTTAATGTTTTATACATCTAAAATTCCTTTCTCTTTCCATCAAATAAATATTTCCAATTAATGAAAGATTCTTCATATCCTTCTCTTTTCAACAATGAAAGTACAAAAGTATGTCTACCTGTATGCCATTCTCTTTTACCATAACTATAATAAAATCCAAATCCATATTTCCATAACCAAAAATTATGATGTACCCAAACATGATCCTTTTCTCTATTGATCATAAGCATTCTCACAATGAACTAAAATTCTTTGATAAGGTAAACCATTCCAAATAACTTTTAACTCTTGTTCTTCTAAAGCAGATTTAATTTCTTTACCAATTTCTTCATTATAATCTAAACCTCCATAAGCAAGATATACTTGTCCAGTTTCTTGAAACTTTTTCTCATCTTGATTATGCCAAAAGACATAGCTTGAATACTTTTCAGAAGATACAAGATCTGAAAAAAGAGAGGTGCTTCCGCAATTCATACAACACATAAAGTTTATCTTTGCAATAAATCCCTTCTTTCTTAAGCTTCTAAAAGCAGTAGCAATCTTCTTTCTTGTTAATTGATACTCTTCTGGATATTCCTCAATGAAGAACTTTCTCATTTTAAACCTCCTTTTATTTTTTGACAATACAATTTAATAAAAAAGTATCGTCAGTACAACTACAAAAGACTAATAAGAAAATTACAAGCTTCTTCACTAAACTTTGTAGTAATAAAATCATTTAAAGATACATGTTGGTCTTCATCATAATTATATTTTTCTCTTAAATAGTCTTCAAACTTAAAAAGATCTATCATAATTCGATTAGCAATAAATCCCATCTTTCTATCATCAAATCTTTTATATTCAACACCAAAATAGTGCCTAAATTTATCATTTACAGACACTAAATCCTTAAAACTAAAAGTAGTCATATCTCCTCCAATTAATGTTTATCTATCATTTTTAAAATTTTTTCATCTGCTTCACTTCCAAGTCTTAAAAGACACCAAAGAAGACCTAACAAAGCAACACACAACAAAATTATAATTAATAACATTATTACTCCTTTGTCTCTTTTAAATATTCTAAAACTTTCTTTGCATCTTTTAATTGAGTAAACTTTATAGCTAAGCTAATTTCTTGAGTAAATTCAGTTTGAACCCCAGCCCAATACATTTTAGGAGGCTTTTCTATTACATACCAACAAAGATATTTTGCTATTTTCATCTTTCTACTTTCCTCTATATCTTTTGAATCTTAGTTACAGGTATTAAATCTGATAAAGAATACTTTACAATATTGCCATTATCTATCTTTAAATAATAAGTTACTCCCTTATAATATAATCTTCCATTCTTCATTAACTTCTCACCGGTTTTATAAGGTACTGGTAATAACTCTTTATCTCTTTCCCAATCTAAGAACGTTTCATCAAATTTAGGTCCTCTAACAATAGGAATCTCTCCTATCAGAGGCTTAGTTGATAATACTTCTTTAATTCTCATAATCTACTTTCAATAACTTTAAGTTCTTTTCCATCCCAACTAAGTTCATCAAGTCCAAGCTCAAATTTTTGATAAAGATATTCTATAAATTCATAAAGATCTTCTTCTGTTATTACCTCATACTCCTCTAATAAGTTATGAATCTCTGGAGTTATAATTTCTCCCTCTTCTTCCTCTCCCAATTCCCAGAATAAAATTAACCTTACCATTATTTTGTTATTCTCATAGGGATTAAATTTCTCAAATTTTTCCATAAAACTTCTTTCTTATCTTAAATTTCTTACTAAGAGCATTGATACAAAACCATCATAATCTTCATCTGAGTTTTCTGAAGCTATCCATCCATCATCTCCATCCCAAGTCTCTTCATCAGTCTCATCATAATCAAATAACACCCAATAACCTTCAAGATTATGATCTTTATAGACTAATTTACAAGCTTTTGTTACTTGACTATTATCTTGGCCAACTGCTTCTAATGCCTTTAAAAGACCTAAGTCTTCCGTTGAGATCTCTATTGGTTCTTGATCTCCTAATTGAAAACCTTGACGATACTTCATCTTAAACCTCCTTAAATTAATTGCTACTTTTTATTTATTGACAATATAACTTCTTATCTTTCAATTACTAATAACTCAATATGATAGTAAAAGTCTATTGCTCCATTCTTATAATAGATTCTTCCTCCTTTCCTTACAGAATAAGGTTCAATCTTATCAATATCACAATAATAACTAATTACAGTATTACCACGAAGATATCTTCTAAATTGCACTAATCTATTATCTTTGGTTATTGGTCTATGACTCTCAGCTGTAAACTGATAATCACCTAATTTTTCTTGAAATCCATACATATAACCTCCTAAAATTGTTAATCCTTTTATTTTTTGACAATACAATTTAATAAAAAAGTATTGTCAATGCAACTTTTTATTTCCTTTTAGTAAAATCCAACCCTATCAAGGAAAAATACTTTGTCTTAAACACTTGATAAATTTTCTGATCTTTTCTCTCCAATATCATTTCAGGATCTAAAAATATTTGATTAACTTTTAACCAAACTTTTCTAATATCTGGAGGCCAATTAGATAAAGAGTTTATTTCTCTTATTTCTTCAGGAACTTCTATAATAGGATAAATCTGAGAAAAGCATAAATAAAACTCTAATAATTGATAAATTGAAGACCTAATCCCGGATCTTACTATCTCTTCAAATATCATAATAGCAGCCTGTCTTTTTGCTGCTATTATAGAAACTTTTGTTAATTTAGCCATATATTTCTATCTCTCCATTCTCTTTTATCTCTTCAACTTGATAACCTTTATCAATTAATCTAAGTTTTAATCTTTTAGGATCTTTATAACTATCTTCTATAACTATCCCTGAATCAGTAGCATAACCATAATAACTTCCATCTTTGTTCTTAACAATTCTAGCTAACATATTACTCCCAATTTAAAATTAATTCTTTTGATAATCTATATAAATTCATTTCTGAAATTCTTCCTAAGTATTGAACTTTAGAAATACCATCATCTTTTATAGTTTTTATCAAAGACCTCTTTGTAACGTATAAACTACATTTTATCTTACAATATTTTAAATCAAAATACTCTTTACTAAGTCTATTAGATTCAGAATCTAGACTAATTAAATTTCCTATATAATCATCTGTCTGTGATAAAATTAAAATATCACCTTGAATCTCATCCCAATCACATCTAATTAAACTTCCGGTATAAACTTTTTCTGGAAAATCAAAAAATTTCATTTTACCTCCACATAATCCATACAAGTTTGTAATAAGTGATCATAATCTCCGGAAGTTGCTTCATCTTGAAATTGATTTATTTCTTCTTCTGGAGCATTTGCTCTTCTCATCGCTTTCAATACTTTACCCAAAATAGCAAAAGCATTACCATTACTTCCAGTCAATTCTACTATAGGTTTCTCATAACTTAAATTCATTTTGCCTCCATATTTAATCAAAATCATAATACCATTCATCTAAAATATAAAATCTTACATAATCAGAACCATCTTCCATTACTTCAGATCTTGCAGTAAAATAATCATTTCGAAATAGTGAAGATTTTTTCCATTGAATACGGTCTCCACTATCAAGAACCAGTTCCATTTCAGAAATTTTACAAAGATCATTGAAAACTTTTAACTCTATAAGATACTCTCCTCTCAAGAAGAAAGGCTTTTTTAAAGCCTTTCTTCTTACCATTAAAACAAAGTTCTTTAATCTCTTAAGATTATCTTCTTCATATTTCTCTTTTAAAGTTCTCATAATATTCTCCTATTAAAAATATAAATCATCAATACTGTTATATGCACTTCTAAGAAATTTAATTCCTATATAATTTGAATGATCTTCTGCAATAAACTGATATACTTCAAACCACTCCTCAGAAGAGAAAATACTTTTATTCCACTTATACATCATATTAAAGTCTAACATTTCTTCTGAATTTAAACCTGCCACATGACAGATAGAAAGAAACTTTTCAAGTGAAAGAGTATAATCAAATTCTCTTTTCTTTAAAAAGAAAACTCCTCTATCAGCGACTATCTTAATGGTTTTTATTAGATAATTATACTTCTTTAGTTGCTCTTCTTGTTCTACTACTTCTCATTTAAAAACCTCCAATATATTTATGCATTTTATTAAAGAGATCTTGAGCTTCTGTTCTAAGATCTTGATTCATTTTTAAAGCTTCTGGATTTAAAGCATTTACTACAGAATTTTGACAGCTTAAAGCTTCAGAATGAGATTTATGTCTTTGATTACATAAAGGACATTTCTTTTCAAAATCATCCCAATAAATATCTTTATTACATTTACTACAATACCCTGGATAATCTCCAAGTAATTTAGTTCCGCAATAAGGACAGTTATTCATCTGATCTCTTTATAAGAGTTCCAACTAAATAGACTCAAGCTAGTAATAGCAAACTTTACATAATCAGAATGATTCTCCGCAATAAAAGATTCTGCATAAAAATAATTCTTTGAGAAAAGATCACTTTTCCTCCAAGTATAACAACCTTTAAACTCTAAAATTTCTTCTGGATCTAGATCTACTTTTTCACATAAGAAATTGAACTTTTCTAATGAAAGAAAATAATAATCTTCATCATCAAACAGGTTAAAAAAGAGAGGCTTTTTTACATCTATAACTGTCCTCTTAACTAATTTTACTAAACAGCGATGTTTCTCTCTTAATTGATCTAGTTTTGCTTCTTCAAGACTTCTCATTTAATTTCTCCAAAGTGGATCTACAACAGCTTGAACTAAATTTCCAATTGAGCCATCAAACCAGCCACAATTACCAAAGAGACCAGATAATAAATTAACTAAATTATTAATCTCTTCAGACTCTTCTTCTAAATATGAAGTTGCTGAAGTAAACTTCCAATTATCTAATCTATCAATTAAATAAGAACGATTCTCTGTCATATAACCTCCTAAAATTGTTAATCTTTTTTATTTTTTGACAATACAATTTAATAAAAAAGTATTGTCAATGCAACTTTTTATTTCCATCTGAAATCTCTTTTATATGCTTACAACTTCCATGATATTTAAACCCTGGACAACTACAAGTATAATCATCTTTGAACTTAACAGTATATTCTACATTTAATGAAGATGACTTTACTTTCCATTCTTGTTCTTTTATCTTTTTAAATTTATAAGCTTTTCTATGCTCTATTAAATATTTTTCTAGATCTATCCCTTTTGGAACTTCTACCATTGCTGGAATAATATATTTTTTTCCTCCTAATTCCACCATCCCTGGAGGAGCAAAAGCATCTAAAATCTTTTTATTTAGAATCATCTAAGATCTTAATCCTTTGTACTTTGTTATATCTGTTAATAGAACATACTTTTATACAAAGCCAATGCTCATTATTTAAACTGTATAACATCCCAAGAATATCAGGCTGCTTATTTTGCAACCAATAAGGAGCTTCTAAGACTAACTTCACTTCACATAACTTAAATTTACTAATATCTTGCTCTCTTAAGAACCTTTTAATCTCAGATTTATGCATTATAAGCTTTCAAACTCCTTATTTTTAAATCTTTTTTATCTAAAATAAAAAGCCGGATTTTCACCGGCTTTACTTACTCAACTACCCAATCAGGAGACCTTTATTGAGTGCTTGGAGAAAAATCTAATTATACAGCTAATCTAATTCAATTCCACAAGCACTCAATAAAGGGGAGGATTTTCCTCCCTCTTTTACAAGATCTGATAAATCTTGTTTCTTCCATTGCGGACAAGACGAGAACCACCACTAATATCAACTGCCTTACGAGCAATAACTCTAACATCATGCTCAATCTTTTTCACTTGTTCTTTTGTTGCATCCGCTGCAATTAATTCCAAATGTTTTGCAATCACGTTAGCAGTTGCTCCCTCTTGACCTTTGGACTTCAAAAACTCTTGAACTTTTTGAACATTAGCAGAAAGTTCCTTTGTTTTCTTAGTTAGCTGAGCCGGTTGAACTTCAGAAGTTTCAACTTCAGGTGTTTCAACTTCAGGTGTTTCAACCTCAGTTACAACTTCATCTTCTTTACCTTTAGAGGTAAAATTAATTTTTGCCATATAAACCTCCTTCTAGTTATTAATGGCGATTGATTTTAAAACCAACTTATTGTTGATTTTACCATTTTTTATTGACAATTACAATATAAAATATAAGAAAATCAAATGCAACATTTATTTTAACATTTTTTAGCTTTTTTTTAACCTATTGTTTTTAATTATTTTATTGTAATATAATAGCAATTGAAAAAGCAACATTATAATTCTCTATTTTTTAAATTCCAACAATTATCACAAATTGTAAAAGTGATATTTCCTACAGATTTTCCACACTTTATACATTTATTTCTAATACAAGCGCATTCAATTTCAGTTTCTTCACAATTTGAGCAGACTTCTAATTCTGAAGAATTTGCTTTTTCAATTAGTTCTCTCAGAATCTCAGTATCCATCTTTCAAATCCTCCTTTTTTATTTGACAATTCAATTTGAATAAAAAGTTTATCAAATGCAACATTTATTTTATCTTTTTTCAACTTCTTTCAAGGCGTGCCTACCATATTTAGTAATAAGCCAAACTCCATCTTTTAAAACTATTAATGGCTTATAAATATCTATAAACTTAGAGTCTAAATAATTATTCCCTTGTCTTTTAGACATATAAGAAAGTACTCTGCTAACTCCTGGTCTAATCTTGGTAGTATTTCTTGGAGGAGACTTTCTACTACCAGATATCTTTTTTCTTTTTAATTCTTGAAAATCATGTTCTATCACTTTTTCATCAACACCAAGATATTCTGCTATTTCCTGATGTGTACATGGTCTTATCTTTAAGAGATCCAAAATCTTATGTGCTCGACTTTCTTTATAAACTACAGGTTCACTCATCTTCTTCATCTCCACTTAGTATTTCATCTAAATCTATTCTCTTATTTAATAAGTCCCTTAAGTAGATAACAACTTCTTTATTCAAGAGCATAGATCTTCTTTTTTCTACCCACATTCCTTCTGGCCAAGTAACTTTATGCTGCTTCTTAACCAATTGAAGAAAATTCTTTTCATTATATTCTTTTATAAGTATAAACAACCTTCTATTATAAGTTCTATAGTCTTCCATATCAATATAACCTATAATAGTTTCTTTATTATCTCTGTACATTTAACTTCATCTCCTTGTCTATTACTAAAATAATTTTTAACATCTGTTCTCTTGTCAACTTTGATGGACTTAAATAAGAGATTAATTCAGAATCCATCTTATCTATTTCTAAATAACCATATTCTTCTTTTATCTTTCTTAACCGATTAAAATTCTGAAAATCAACTTTAGATAATATCTCTCTTGGAATATCATTTATCTCTTCAAATACCCAACCTTTTACTAATTCAGAAGAGTTTAAATTTAAAAATCTACTATTTTTAGAATAATTTGATTCTTTACCTATTCTTGATCTTATTAATTCTCTTGGAATATTTTTAAACTCTTGATAAATTGTTAAAAGCATAGTATCTAATCTATTCAGATCTTGAATTGCTCCCAAAGTTTCTAAAATCAAATCTAATTTAACTTGTTTAACTAAACAATACTGTAAAAAAGTACTATTTAAAACTTCTTTATCTTCTATTAGCCAACTATCTGGATCTTCATTGTCTGGTAGAATAATAATTAAGGTAGAGATTCCATTCTTTTCAAGAATTTGAAAACCTTTTACAGTAGAATTTACCCCTGCATAATCTCCATCCATCATTAAACTAGCAGAAGTTGCTATTCTTTTTAATTTATTTACTTGATTCTCAGACAAAGAACTTCCACATTGAGCAACAGTTTGCCAATGACCTGTTTGATGCATTCTTAAAACATCAAAATACCCTTCAACTATAATTGCATGTGAGTCCTCTTCAATATATTTAGAAGCAACTTCAAATCCAAAAAATTCTTCAGATTTCTTAAAATTAACATTATTATTTATATTCACATATTTTTGTTTAATTACTTTCAATGGTTTAAAAGTAAATCCTATTACTTTGCCATTTCTAAAATAAGGAAAAGTAATTGAATCTTCATAAATACTTCTATCTCTGTCATCAATTAAACCTATTTCTTTATAAATTTCTTTATAAGAATTATAAAGTTTTAAGCCAGAAACATAACCTAAATTAAAAAGCTTAGCAACATCTAAGTCTATCTTTCTAGATTTTAAATAATATTCACTTAAATAAAATTTATTCTTAAACTGTTCTTGAAGATCAAACATTGCTTCTAAATAAAGAGAATTATCTTGATACTCTTCTAAGTCTATATTTAGATATTCAGCAAGCATTTTTATACTATCTGCAAATGAGACTTTATGATAGAGCATTATAAATGTATAAATATCTCCATTTCTTCCACAACCAAAACATTTCCAAAACTTATCATCTTTTAGTGAAAAAGAAGGATCTGAGTCACCATGAAAAGGACACACTCCTTTCTCACCTGATATATCAATAAACTTTGAAATATACTCTTTAAGATCTACTTGATTCTTAAGTTGATCTTTTAAGTTGGTATACATTGATCTCCTTTTAAAGTAATTTCAATAGTATCAATTAGTCTTCCTTGATCTTCAATAACAAAGACTAATTCTTTTACTTCTGGTTCAAAAAGAACTAATAATCTACCAGTAGTATTTTTTAAACCTACAGGAACTCTAAAATCAATTATTAAAAGTCCATTACTCTTTCTCATTACCCCAAACTGACTCAAAGCTTCATCTACTTCAATTGGAAAAATTAAAGTCATGAATGGAGAATTCAACATTAGACATAACTCTTTATTCTCTTCAAATAATTTAAGGAAGTCTATTTTCCCTGGTTCTATATCAATAGAATATGAATCATTTAATCCATCTAAAAAGACTAATAAGAATACACTTGAATTACATGAATAAATTCTATCAAATTTTCTAACTAATTCTCTATCTATCATAGTTCAGTTGCCAATAAATCATTTTCTAAATCATTTATTTTATCTATTATTTCTCCCCAAGACATAGACCGATCTGATATCTCTCTTCTTCTAGACCTAAATAGATTATCAGTACTTTCTGCAGAGTCTGAAAGATCTTTTTCAATAAAAAAAGCTTTCTCTTTTAAATCAAAAATTAAATCTAAAACTTCTTTATAAGCTCTTTTTCTTTGTACTATCCCCATAAAATCTCCATTAATTTAACTTCATTTATTATTTTAGTACCATACTTCTGTGCTTTAGCAATCTTATTAGCACCTATATCTTCTCCAGCTACAAGATAATTAGTTTCCTTATTTAAACTATCTTGATAATTATGTCCTTGATCTTCTATCATTTTTTGAAACTCTTTTCTTGGTTTTGATAGAGTTCCCGTAATAACAAAGTTCAATTTATTTTTGTTTGTATTATATTGCCCCTTATCAATTACTTTAAATCCCGCAGAGATTAAATCTTGAATTACTGGAGCTATTGTATAAATTGATTTAGTTATCCTTGTCAAAATTTCACCACAACCTAATATTGAAGATAAAGCTTCTTCTAATTCTGAAGGATGATCCATAATTTTGAAAAATCTTTCTGAAGTTATAGCATTTGAAATAGCTCTTGCATAAGTCTTTCCTAACATATCAATTCCTAAAGCCTGAAGGAATTTATCAAATGGTACTTTCTTTAAATTTTGAAGTCCATCATAAACTTCTTCAGCATGGTAATCATTATAACCTAAATAGCTTGCAATATCTTCACCTTTTAATCTAAATAGACCTGCAATAGAATTCACTTCTGCATAATAAACTAATCTTTCTATTGATTTTCCAGCTAAGCCTTTGTGGTCTAATTTCCATAAAAAATCTACAATAGCCTCAACTAATTGAGGACTACATTTAGAATTACAACATTTTAATCTTACTGAATCAAAAACTAAGACTTCATTACAATAAGGGCATTGATAAGGTAGTTCATATTTTACTGCTTCACTAACTCTTCTAATAAATTTTGGAATAACTCCACCACTTCTAATAATAGTTATTTTTGAACCAATACTAATTTCATTTTCTAAGATCATTCTAGCATTATGCAATGTTACATTTGTTATTTCAGCACCTTCTATTACTACAGGAGATATTTCTGCTACAGGAGTTAAAGTTCCATTTCTTGAAATATCCCATCTTATATTTATAATTTCAGTTTCAAATTCTTTAGCTTCAAATTTATAAGCTATAGCAAACTTTGGAGCTTTTTCAGAATAACCAAGATTATTTGAAAGATTATATTTGTCAACTCTAAAAACTACTCCATCAGATAAACCAATTTCATTTTTAACCTCATCCCTAACAGTTTTTTCAAAGAAATCAAATGCTAACTCCGGATTCATATCTACCATAATCCAAGGAACTGTTTTAAATCCTAAATTACCTAAAGTTAGTAACTCATCACTATAATTACTTTCTTGATTATTATAAAACCCATAAGTAGTAAATACTGCTCCTCGGTCTAAAAGAATATTTGGATCATCTTTAGTCATCATAGACCCAGCAGCTAAATTTCTTGGAGAAGAAAATTCTTGTTCAAATCTTTTAAAAGCTTCTAATGGAATAGTTATCTCTCCTGTGACTTGAGTCATTGAACTAGATTCTATTGTATTAGGAACAATCTTAGAAACTATTTCTGTACAATCTTCACCATATAAACCATCACCTCTTGTTGATGCAGAGATCAAGATTCCATTCAAATAGATTAATTCACAACTAGCTCCATCTAATTTTAATGATGCTACAAGTTGTGTTTTAATTCCAACTCTTCTAATAAAATTATTAAATTCTTCTTCATTTAAGGAATTATCTAAAGAATACATCTTTCTTAAATGTCTTATTAGATCAGATTTTGGAGGAGCACCTACTTCTTTTAAAACCACAGAGTCTGGATAATCTTTCTTTAACATTCTGATTAATTCATCATATATTTCATCAGACATAGAGCCTCTATTGGGATCATTATAATAATACCAAGAAGCTTCTCTTATTTCATTTTCTAATTGTTCTTTTTTCATATTACTCCATTACTACAATAGCTTTATCATAATTCTCTATAACTTGTCTCTTAGACATTAATTGTTCAATAAAAAGTAATCCTTTCAAATTCTGAACAACTGTCTTCCAAGAGATTCGTTCTAGTTTTTCAATATGCTCAATTATAACAGAAAATCTTCCTTCTGAAACTTTATGATCCTTCAAAACTTTAGCTAATTGATCTTGAGAATTAGCTAATTCAAATTCAATCTTATCTTTGATAGTTTCAACTTTCTTTACTAAGATCTTTTGATACTCTAATTGATCTTGAAGATCTTTAATTTCACCAAGAGTCTTCTGGCTAATCTTGCCTAACTTTGTATATTTTATCTCTATCATAAAAATAACCCCTTTATTTATTGACAATACAATTTAACAAAGGGGTTTTAACAATGCAACTATTTCTGTTACTTTTTCAAGCTATAAAGAGTGTTACCTTCTTCATCTTGAGTGTCTCTGCTTCCACCTTCTTTGTCTACAACATGACGAATAGCAGCTCTTACCTTAGACAAGGTTTTCTTTTGAGTCTCTTGAGTTAAAGAAATACCAAGGCCAGCAGCAACTCCTTTTGCACTTAAATCTGATTGCAGTAATAAAGCCTTAATAGCTTCTGGTTTAATTAGTTCGCTCATACTTTACTCCTATTTTGTTAAGTCTAACTTTCATCTTATTTTCTGCTTCTTGAAGCCGTTTTCTAACAACTTCAAAATCTTTATTCTTTAATCTTGTAGCTTTTATCAGAGCACTAATAGTTGATTTTAAAAAGATAAAAATAGTTCTAACAGTAGTACTTATCTTAGATAATTTAAACCTATAAGTAGTATATACTAAATTCTCTACATATCTTTTCTCTTCTTGATATTTAGAATCTTCTACTTGTTTTAACAGCTCATTAAAGGCTATATTCATTGACTCCTTTGCTTGTTTAATAAAGATATAAATAAGTTCTAATTCATTATTCATCTAACAAAATTCTCAACATTTTAACATTATAAAGTTTTGCTACATCATCTCTTGCTTTATCTTGATAAAAATGGTAGTAATAAATTTTCTTCACTCCAAAAGAAACCAAAGCTTTATAACAATGAAGACAAGGTTGATGTGTTACATAAGCTATTAAACCTTGATTTTCTCCTTTTACCTGAGATAAACAACTTATCTCCGCATGTATTGTAGCAACACAATGTCCATCAATCAAAATATGATCAGTATCATCACAATGATCAAGTCCAGATAAAACGCCATTATATCCTATACTTCTTACTCGATGGTTTATAACATCAACAATAACACATCCAACCTTTGCACGATCACAAGTTGAACGTTCTGCAGCTAATAAAGCCATCTTCATATAGTAGTCATTTCTACTCAGTCGTTGCATCAGCTAATTCTTTATTCTTTACTTCAATCATTTCAGCTAAAGCTAAAATAGAATAATTAATCTCATCAATTAAATGAGCAGCAATACCATTATCTGTAATAGTTCCATCATCTGATAGTGAAGCTTGAACCATTTGACTAGTAGAGAAATTAAAGTCTCGATCTTTGCCAGAAAGTAAATTCTTCAATCTTTCATTTTTATGTAAGCATTGAAATAGAATACCTTGTAATCCACAAACTTTATAAGAATCTTTATATTTCTTACTTACATTACGTTCAACCATTACAGACAATACAGCTTGATAAACACCTAAAACAGAAATGCTAAATTGTGGTCTAGCTTCATTTAATTTCTTAAACAATTCAACCACTCTATTTATCTCTATATCAAACTCAGATTTAACTTCCTTAAAAGGAAGATTTAATTGATCTCCTTCTGGTTCTGAAAACATCTCTTTTAAATTTTTTAACCCCTTCATATAACCTCCCATGTTTTGATAAAATTATTTATTAATAATATTGATTAAATATAAAACTTTCAAGACTTCTTATCACCACAGATGGTACATCCCCATGTTGTAATTGATTTAGCTTCTGATTCATTATGAACACGATTACCTTTTCCATAAATCTTATCTTGATATTCATGTTCACACTTACAAGGCATTATTTTAGTTTTCATTTTCTTATAACCTGCTTATAGTTATATTTCCACTTACTACACCAACATTTGAATCACTATCTACACTTACACAAAAATTAGGTGTTTCAGTTGTTAATGCAGTTATAGTTTCAGTTACTACTGGAGCAGAATATGATACACCTGCTTCATTACTATTTTCCACAAAAACTAATTGTGCATCTATATCAACATTAGCTTTA